GCCCGCGCCAACTCCTTCCATTCCTCTCGTGTGAGGGTAACGCTACCATCTTTGTTAGGTGTGATCTTTTTCTTATCCATTGTAAAACATCTCCATTAGCGCCTGACTGTACGCTTCAACTAATTGGCCGCGCTGGGGGTCACTATCCCCCAACTCATGCATCCATGCGTGAAACTCTAGCTCCATCCATAATCTATCGCTGTTTGCATCGTCCTGCATACAATGACGTATGTACGCAAGGTTGTTTAGGTATTCCTCTCTTCTCATTGCTATCCCCCTATCCGTTCTCGTGTATCTGCATAAGGAAGTCGCTGTAGCAATCAATCAGCTTATCGTACATACCCGGCATGACGTTGGTATCCTGTTCAGGTAGCTGTAGCGAGAACCCTCTCATCATGTACAGCCAGTCTATCTCTGACCACATCAGCGACGTGTCAACGTGTTTAATGTCATGCGTGAACGTGTGTATCTCGAATACTCCTCGCGCCGGGTCATACCTGCATGTCATTTGATTATCCATTGTATTCCTGTCCTTTCAATTTGTAGTACATTTCCCAGTGGTATTCGCATAACGTCATAGAAGTACAAAGACTACAGTAGGTTCTAGACTCCATCTCGTCTGCGCTAAGCGGCGTACCGTCCATCATAAGATCCTGTTCGGGGTGCTCCTGCTTCACTACTTCGTCCTGGCGTCCTAATTTGAATGGGTTACGCATTGTTTGCCCCCTCCATTAGTTTATCACATACTTCGTCAACCAGCGCATCCTTGAATACGTCTTCGTCCTGATATGTCAGGAAGTCCAATTCCTCCCACAACTCTATTGTCCTTGCGTTGTGCAGGCTAGAGACTCTATACAAGCGCCCCAACCAAAGTGACTCGGATCTAAATTCTGTGCTGTTCATTATTTGCTCTCCCTCATGTCCTCTAGCGACGCCATTATTTCGCGGGTTCTTGCTTCATACATGGCTGCGCGGATCACTAACACGTTATTGCTATAGGCCGGTACGTACGCAGGCTTGGTGGCTTTAGCGCCCTCAATCATCAACATTGCCATAGCGGCCAGGGACTGTAGCAGGAACACCGCGCACATAATTGTCAGGTTCATTGGTTTTATCCTCTCCTCTTTCCTTCGTTCGTTTATTCGTCATTCATTGGTGTAAGTATACATTGGCGTCCATGTCCTGTCAATGAGGCAAAAGTACTATACCTCGGTGTGATGTAGGCGCATCCATAGTTTCTTCAGTGTGCTGAATGCCTGCGGGCCTAAAGCGGCAATGATAACTAGGTCAACGACTGTCTGTAGCATTACAGCACCCCCAGCACTGTCGTTATCGCGTCGTAACGCTGGTTGAGGTTCATCCCGGTATCCATAGCGGTCTGGTACCGTGCAATAATCTCCTCTATCTCTAGTCTCTTCTCGGCGTCCTGGGTAACGGCCAGACGGTCGTTGAAGTACAGGATGTAGTATGCTGTTGGATTGTATCCGGCTGTTAGGTCTTTGGCGAAATTGTTAGTGAACATTGTTCTTTCCTTTTCTTTCTAGTAAACTTGTTTTTATGTTTCGTCCTTGTATATGTTAATCGGCTGGCATCCATGCCACTTAATGAGACGATAGTACTAATTTGACGACCTAAGGGTACTATTCTGTACGGGATGTTTGGTCACTGCCGAGGAACATCTCAGCAAACAGGTAGGCAGCGGCTCGTGCGATAATCAGTAGGTTTTTCATGGTGTTATTCCTTTTCTGTTGGGTACTCTAGATTGTTGATAACGTTGTAAATGGCAAGCGTTGCATACTTCAGCAACCCGATTAGCAGGGCGCGGCTTATTGTCATTAGTCTAGTCCTATCTCATCAATCATGAAGTCGATAGCCTTTAGGGCTTTGGCCTGGTACAGAGCATCTTGCAAACCCTCTTCGTGGCGGATGCTATCAACGGCCCTCTCGAACTCAAAGCGGCTAATTTCGTCGTTTATCATCCGCATGATGAGACCGTCAACGCGCTCCGTATCAACCACCCCATCTGCTTTGGTAACGATGAATGTGTTGTAGTCGAACATTGTGTTATCCCTTTCTGGTGTCTATTTGTTGTAGTACATTTCGTTGTTTCGTCCCTGGCTGATGATTGTGGTGGTTGTGGTGTCCATCTCGATATCTTCGCCCATAAGAAGGGCCTTGATAACCTGCACCATTTGCTGGCGCTTCTCGGCGCTCTTTTCCTTAACCAGTTTGTTCAGGAGGAACTCGGCGTACTCTTCTCGACATGCGATGTTTTTGTATGGATCGAACATTGTTTTGTCCCTTTCTTTTTCTTTCTTTGTTTCCGTGAGGCGCTTCACCTCACTTTCATAGTATACGACATAATCAGGGGAAATATAAGGGCAAACAATGAGGTATAAGTACTATCATCGCTTACCCATTAGTACTATACTATCTCCAACTATAGTAGTAGTAGATGCTTAGTGGCATGTACTGCCAAGCCCCACCGATGGGCGCGATACCAACCGTTACAGGGATAACCTGGGGATGCTTCACGCCGTCAACACCCATCTGGTACGCCTGTGTCTGGACTATGAGGCGCCCGCCCGCAGGTAGCGTGCATGTCGATCCTGTGCCGTTTACTGCGAGGGTGATGGTGGTGCATCCCCCGATAGAGATGTACTTTTGCATAGCAGGGTCTTGCGTTACGATGGAGTACTGATAAGACGCTGGTACGGACCCATCAGCGTATGCAAGGTCATAGGCGTGTTGATCGTCCTGCTGGCCGATATAGTACGTTCCCAGGTTGCTGACATCCATGAGTCCATTAGGTAAGGTTGTGTACGTTGCGCTCCCACTAGAGAGGATTGCAGAGAAGTACAAGTGTGAAGTCTGCTGGGCCTGCTGCTGTACCGCTGCCCGTCTGACAACGGTTGTCTTGGTCGCAGTCTTTTTACCTATCGTTGCTGCGTGTGTTGGCGTTGCGTACATCAGTGGGGAAAACATAATCCCCATAACGATAGACGCCCCAACGAAACAAACTGCTAGTGTGATGATAATTTGGGGGATGGATTTTCTTGTGATATTCACGCTAATTCTTCTTTCTTTTTGTGTAGTCTGGTAAGAGTCCACAAAGCGCGTCTCTTAACTCATTGTCTTGTTGGATAATTCTCTTGGTACGCACTACGATAATTGTAAGAGGCGTACAGGATATTGTTAGCAACATTGCTATGATCACTGCTACGAACATGGTAAGGCCCTCTCTTGCTTGTGTGGGCGTCGCTAGTACAACTACTTAACGGCGTCTTTGATGTCTTGTAGCTTTGTTGCGTTGAACGATAGGTATACGAGGATTAAAATCAGGTACGACTCGGTGCTAAGGTGCGCTAGGTAGGATAACACAAACCAGAACACGAAGTACACGATAACCATTGCTATTATCTGACCCAAGCCTCTAAGAAAGGTTTCCATAATCTTCCATCTCCCTCTTTGTTTCCTGATAGTCTTGTTGCATAAGCTTACGACGGGATGAGACGAACTTTGCGCCCCTAGCATCCTCAACCCTTCCCATAATCAATAGGAAGATGATAAAGGGTGCTGACATGATTGTGGCAAACAATAGACCTACCATTCATTTCCGTCTTTCTTTCTAGACAACGCCCACATGAATAACAAAGCTACTCCGGTCAAGAATATTCCAATCAGGAGGGCAATTAATTCTATCATTGCTGTATCTAGTGTTGCTGGCATTTAGAGACCTTCCTTTTCTTCCTTAGTATACTTGGCTAGCAGGTTGTTGGTCACTTTGAAGTTCTTGCACCCCTCGTTACGGCGTGCCGTGTAGATGTTATCCGTATCACCGACTGGCGTGGTTACGTCAACGTAAATCCCGGTTACGTATTCGTTGGCACCTGATTTATATGCCTTGACGCAATCCTTGATAGCAGATATGGAGCCAAATGTGGTTACGCGATTGTTATGGATGCTGCTTGTGATGAATAGTGTATAGGTCATTTTGTTTTCTCCTTCGGGACTCTCGTTTACGTTCGCTTCATTGATGTAAGAATACACTGCCGGTCACTACTTTGCAAGGCTTTTATATGAGGTAAAAGTACTGCTTCCTTGCAAACATTAGTACTATCTCTCGAACCAGTTGGCGGCCATCTGTCTACGTTCCCGGCGCTGGCGGTTAGTCTCGGCGTTGAACCTCTCAATCATGTTGTCAATCGTCACATGTACGAACACGTCAACGGTGTGGTGTGCTGGTATCTCAAGTTTCAGCATGGACTCTTCGTAGTAGGCGACTGTACAGCCGTTGCTGTTGGCGAGTGTTGTGATATTGGCTAGTGCTGTTCGTTGGTTCATCATTGTGTTTTTCCTTTTCTTTATCCGTGTGTTTTTGTTTCGCGTTCCATGTATTTATAATACGGCATTCCTGATATAAAAACAAGGCTTCTCTATAAGACATAGGTCCTATTTGAAAAGCCCCATTAGTACTACTACATTCTCTCGATCTCGTGCATCGAATAGAACACTATGTACGCAACAAAGGATACAAGCCAGGGTATCCACATTCCCCGTAGGATGAACAAGCACCCCAGGATGATTAGCGCCCATCTGAGAATGTTGTATTGTGTCTCTTTATCCATCTGCGTTAGCCTCATCTTCCTTTATCTTTGTGTACAATTGATAGCCCCTGTGTTGGGTCATGTTTGGGTGACTCTTTAGTAGCGCTGCGTACAGCTTTCTCACGCTCTTGTTTCCCTCGGACCACGCAATCACTGCGTCCGCTATCTCATTGGCCTCTGACAAGTCCCTGGTGAAGTCCTCTGACATCTCCGGCTCCTGTGTGTTTGCCGGAACTGCTGTTTTCTGATGTTCGATACCTCGTTTCATCGGGATAGGCGGCATAATGTCCATATCGTCGTACTCTTCTGGTGATGGGAGGTACAGGTCAAGCGCCTCGGTGGGAAGGGCATACTTCGCAAGGTCTCCGTTGAACATTGCGTACATCGCGTCGTTACCAAACATCGGTACACGTGTCTTGACGGCAGGCTCTCCGTTGGCCCTCATGTACAGCACGCCGCGCCCAAGACCCTGCTTGTCGATATCCTTAATGCTATCAAGGTTCAGCAATGCCCGCGCCGTAACAGCATCTCCGCCAGTGTAGTAGCATAGTTGGAAACATGCGCTTGCGCCCGTCGATAGACCCAACGTCTTGACTAGTGCATCCTGCATAGCGCACAGGATGGTTATCTTGTACTGCCGGGATAGCCTAAGCAATCTTGCCAGCGGCTCTATAATGTCCTTGTTTTCCGCAATCGTGATAGCCATCTCTTCAAACACGATACAGATGTGGGGACCAATGTCCTCACCATTCCGCTCTCGTGCCATGCGCGCTGCCAACTCATCGAACGCTGCCCACTTCAGAAAGTCACAGATGGCTGTAGCAGTCGTGAGAGGCGGAATAGCTAGCCTATCCTCGATCGGGCCGTAGTCCAACACACTGCCGTCTCGCTGCTGTTTGTTGCGTGCGTACGTGATATCACAGTGGTACACGGTCAACCCCGCATAGATCAATTGACTCTCGATCATACGCATGAGGATCGTTTTTCCCCCGCCGCTATACCCTGCTAGAGCAAGGTGTGTCATTCCACTACAATCGGTGTACACAGGCCCGTCAATCGTACGACCCAGGAATATCTGGTTATAGCGTGGTTTCCAGTTATTTGACATCTCTTGAATGAAGTCATATACCCCTGGCAGCACACGCGGTACGTACGGTGTACCGATACTTAACGGCTGCGCCTGTTTGGTTGGCAGGTACTGTACGCTTCCCTGTACGGTGTTTTGTGGCAGCATAACAGCCGCCTCCTGTGTTGCGTCGGTTGGAGGCGCTAGTTGGTCCCCCGGTAGGATGAACAATTTTCCCTTGACGTACACGCCTTGTGCGCGGTTGCCTATGCTATCGGGCCTGACTACCGACATCTCGCGGTACGTCTTTAGCAGATTGAGACCGCCAACGATACCTACGTACGATAGCGCACCAACCATGATTATTGCTGCTAGGTACGGGCCTGCCGATGGGAAGTACAGCGCGCCCACAATCACTACGATAGACACCACGACTATCTTGACTATTAGCTGGTATAGTTTAGCCGTCTCGACATGACCGGCCCTTTCCGCAGCCCAGCGGTCCCTGCCGCGCATGCTATTTTCTCCACTTCTTTGTTTTGACATCACATCATCTCCTTTATGGTTGGCTGTCCGTTGCCGTCAAGCAGGTGCACCCAGTATCTCCGGCAGCCGAAACGTATGTATCCGCGCTGCTTAGAGATTGCGTACCGAAGTTGGCGGCTCATGTAACTAACTTCGCTTGCGTTTACTAGCGGCCCTAGTTGGAACGTCCTTGCGTGCTTTTTCGTCTTGACGTGTAGGGCGTAAACTATTTGTGGGATACTGATATCTTTGTCCTGTTTTTCTTTCATCTCTTCTCTTTTCTGCTAACCAGCTATCTCCGACCTTATCGAATAGGTACAACTTGCCAAAGTTCAGGAACGCCAGCCTCAATTCGTCTTCGTAGTGTATAATCCACACGCCTGGGCTATACCCGCCTACCATAGCATAGGGGCATTCCTTGCCATCTACGTACAGGCTATACGCGACCATTTCCATACACCCTACATGTAGAAACTACATGCCCCTCAAAGTCAACGCAGTACACGGTATCGGTATAGATTGTTTCGTAGTTTGTTGGAGCCAGCTTCACAACCTCTAGGGTCATGTGGCAGGCGTTCAGGCGCTTCTCATATCGCTGGGCATCTCCATAGTATCCGTTGGTTAGTGCTGCTGCATAGCGCATGGTAAGTTGTCGTGCAAAGTTCTGATATCCTAGTTTCATGATGTTCTCCTTTTGGTGTTTGGCTTAAGGTAGTGTGTACACGCTCTCAATATACCAGTAGTGGGCATGAGGTGGATTGATTAGGTTCATCGCGTAGAAGTGACTGTCTCTCTTGTGATCCATCTTCCACACGATGTAGAACGCTGCCGAGGCGGGCGTATTCTGGACCTGCATGTATATCGTACAAGATGTAACGTGATCATAGGTACGAAACTTGTCAGGGTCAACGCTAGTCATAATGTACGATAATCTATCGTAGTGTCTATGGCTAGTGACGATATTGCAGTATGCCTGCGCTGTTTGGCGGGCATTCAATCCGCTCGCCCCTGCTTTTTCGGTCTGGACAAACAACCCTAACAGGGCCATAATCACGAGACAAGAGACAACGATTAGTTTCTTCATAGCTTTCTCCTTTGGAATAGGCCGCCCCACTAAAGGGACGGGCCTGCATATAAGCGTGTGATAGCGTGGGGTGATGTAGGTGAGATGTGTTCGTTGTAAGCATACACTCCAACAAGCGCATCCCCACACTTAGCGACGACTTCCTCGGTGTACTTGTCTTGGGTCTCGACGGTCGCCTCACCGACGAACTGGCGAACGAAGTTGTTTTTTAGGCGGGCATAGATCTGGACTGTATCGTTTTTGTGGCTCGCGGCGTAGTTGTAAGTGTACATTTGTTCTCTCCCTTAGTGGTCGTATCTCGTTTCGTCATTCATTGTTATTAGTATACTTTGTACTAAGGAGACTTACAAGCTTTTTCTATGAGGCAATAGTACTAGTTTTCGAGAACCATTAGTACTGGTCGCTAGCCGCTAGTCGAGAGGGTTGCTATTCATGCCCTCAATCAGACCAACCATACAATGATAGTACGCCGGTTGGATAACATTCTTGATATACGCCTCTTGGTTGCTGCGTACCTCAAAAACATGGTCTCCGCATGTCTCTATCTGGGTGACAATCACCGCCCCCTGCTTTGTGCGATACATAAACGCTATCTTGTACCGCGCCTCATTTGGGCAGCTTAGGATATCGCTTCGTTTACAATAATGTGCCATAACTTTTATTTAACTCCTGTTTGAACCATCCCTGTATCTGCTTTAAGGTGACATCGATAAGACAAACTTTCCCGGTACGGTTATTGACAACCGCGTGACAGTTATAGTGTTTGGAGCAATTGTGAATGTCATAGCCGTGTGAATAGGCGAAGTCTTTTAGTTCAAGAATTGTCTCGATATTCTGTAGCGTCATGGTTGTCTCCGTTCGTTTGTTTGTCGATTGGCAATCGATTATACTATATATCGTCGTCGATAGGTGGCTGAATGAAGAAATATCCAGCCACAAACAGCATACATACAAACACTAAGAGGCATGCGATAAAGAGGTGTGGCATTAGTTGGGTACATATACGTCAAGGTTGTTGTAGTTTCTTACTTCGTCGTCAAGGGCGTTGTAGTCGCTGGGAAGGCCCGTCTCTTGCGCGGTTCTGACAAGCGCCTCAATCTCTGTGTTGCTGTCCTCAATCGCTTCCATAAGGGTATCCCATAAGAGGGCCTCTATTCCTATCTCCATTGCCTTTATCCTATCTTTCTGAACATGCGCGATAATCGCACTGGTCGCTATCTATATCGTAGTCGCTAACGCCGTCGAGAGAGGCGGGGACTTCATACACTTCAACCTTATTCCATCCCTCGCCCATAGAGTCAAGTTCGTGTCTGGCAAGATCTTCGGCGCTATCGTCGAAAAACCCCATCGTTGTGTCGTACTTCTCTTCGGGGCTGTCATTGTAGAATGCTATCACCAAAAATCTTGCTTTCATTTTCTTTTCCCTTCGTCGCTCTCGTTCGTTCGTCGTTCCATGTATGAATAATACCCGATGTCAGTGGTAAATACAAGGCTTTTATATGAGACATAAGTACCATACAAAAGCCCCCATTAGTACTACTGATTATCTACGTTACGTAGTCGTGTGAACCCTGACTTGCATACGTTCCATTCCCTTGTGCTGGTGTCGCGTACAAGCCAGTGAGAGGGTGTTTCCGATACTAACCTACCTTCTATCACGCATGCGTGTACGTTACCCTCAGCATCGATCATAGAGCCATTAGCGTACAGCGTGATATAGGGCAGGTCGCTGATGTGGACGAAGGGGCGCTGCCTCGGTATCATTGTTTGCCCCGGTACTCTAGCAGGTCCGCATATGAGATGTAAGGATCGACTCCATACCGAACTGTCTTGTGTATGATGTCGCTAGCGTCTATGTCATACAGAAGCGTAACGTCTAGGGCGTTAATCCAAAGCTTACCAGTCACATCAACTAAGGCGCGCAGGCTATGCCCCTGGCCGTCAATAGTTACTGACAGGGCCGCTGGCTCGGTATGTCCGTATAATCTAATCATCGTCGTCGTCTCCTTCTAATTCGTCAATCTCTTCGTCTATTTCTTCCATTTCTTCGTCTAGTTCCGCATCTTCCTCTTCGTCCTCGGCGTCGTAAGCCCCTTCTATGATGTCCTCTAAGAACTCGAATAGCTCGGCGTGTTCGTCGAACGAGGTTATTAGCCTGCGCTTGCCGTCTGACTTGTCGTACACGGCCCCAGACTCATCTGCGCGCATTATTAGGAATGCCGTCTCGTCTAGAGCCTCAAGTTCTATCGCTTCAAGGAATAAATCCCAGATTGTCTCCATCATTATAGCGTCCTCCCACTAAACAACATGCGGTACAATGCTGCTGGCGTGACCGTAGCAGGGTCTATCTTTGACAACGATGGATAGCGGCCAGTCTCGATTAAGAACCGCGTGCATAGGTCGCTACAGTCGTATCCCTTGCTAGGAATACGAGATAACCAACGTATGATAGGGTTATGCGCGTCAATGTCCAGAATGATATCGGACCACCCATAAGAGTCGCCCACCTGCTTGTTTAACCACACCATACCGTCAAACAACCCAACGTTGTCTACCGGATAGCTCCATAGGGCGTAGTTTTGGTCTCCGTTGGCTATCTCGTGCACGTGCACGCCGTCTGCTATAGCCCCTATGCTTTGCGTGGTGCTGATTGCTACCTCGCAGTGCGTGACTAGGCTGCGCGTCCATGCAGCAATCATTAAGTCAATGGGATTAAGGTGTGGATGGTAGAATAGAATGTCTCCCGCCTTAGGTTGGTTCATTATTTTTCTTCTTTCTTCTGTAGTGCCAGCTTCTTTAGTAGGGGCTTGCCAGTGTTTTTGTTAACCCATTGGTCTCCTGACACGTACACAAACTCCCCAGAATTGCTGCCATCTGAGAATGTCAGGCGTGTGCAGTTGTACTCTTTACGATACGCCTCGCGCTTGTTGACGAACTTCAGTAAGTCCTCTTCGTCCTCAAATTGGTACTCTGACATAATCTCTTCGTGGGGGATGCGCTCCTCCCCCAGCATGCGCTTGGCGGTTATATCGACAACTTGCTTGACTTCGTATCGCGTGCGGAACATGGTTAGGTTATACATTGTACTTTGCAACCTCTCTCCGTATATCACTGACATTGAACTTATCCGCTGGGCCTGCGCGGTACGTGGTAGTTACCTTAAGGCCGGTTACGCCCTTGCCAAACTTACGGGCGCTGCCGTCAATGTTTTCCTTGCTATCGTTGTACCAGTACGCTATCGTACGCTCTAGGTGCTGTTCGCTATCCGTGCGTACCTCCATCCTCACTCCGTCAAGCATTGCGCTTGCGTGGTAGTGAGGCTTTACGTCGTTGCTGGTATCGCTGACAAGACGCGCCAGTGTTTTTGCTTCGTGCGATGTTAAGTTCATATCTTCGTATCTTCCCATATCTTTGCTCCTACTTCCAGTCGTGAAACAATAGCCACATAGACACACACAATAACGCGATGGCAATAAGCACATACACAATCATCGGCAACCATGCATAGAGGGACTCCATTATCATTGTTTTCTCCTTTGGTGGGGCGTCCATGCCGTTGACTCTTATTTGGCGTATTTTGCAAAAGCTAAACGATATTGCTCCCAGTTTTTCATTTCCTGATTAGGGGCAAATACAAGCGTGTGTGTACGCATTGTGACACGACCGATTAGTTTACCGTTGTGGGTTAGATCGACGCCCTTACCTACGTAGAAGTGATATTTGGCGACGTATGCAGGTTGGATCACTACCTCGGTATTATATACGAGTCCTTTTTCGTTGGCAACAAGGTTGCTGAGGGGCAATTTACAGGCAATCGCTAATGTATCGAATAGAAAGCTGTTTACTTTTGCGTCGTACTGTTCTCTCGTGTATTCGTTTGTCATTTCTGTATCCCTTTCAGGTGGCTTGTTTTACTTCGTCGTTCCATGTATTAAGAATACGGCATCTATAGAAGAATAACAAGCCTTTTATATGAGACATAAGTACCATTAAATCGAAACCAATAGTACTATGACTGTTTCGTGACGTATCGGTCACATACCCATAGCTGGACATGATAGAAATGTGTGCCGTATACGAGACAGTACCTGGCGCTCCGGCGCGTGCTAGCCTTATACAGCACACACCTTGTTACAGGCGACAACTTGGTCTCATAATGCCCCCTAACACACTCCTGGTAGCTACACGCCGACGCTAGCACCACCATAGCACATAGGACTAGTGAAACTACCATGCCGTTAATTGCTCTCCTGTACGGGCTTGTCATTGCTTGTACCCCCATTCTGCTAACTAAACTTGAAGTGACTAAGGATTGCTATAAGCACGCCTATAATTGCAATCCCGGTTGTGATGTACTGCATGTTGCGTCCCGGCGCGTTCTCCATCCGCTTCTCTAAGCGGTTGATATTTTCCGTGTTATTCTTTATCACCTCCGCGAAACGAGATATTTCCTCTTGACGAAGTTCAAGTTCGTTAATCCTCACCGCGTTCTGATGTGTTGAGGATCTATTGGTCTCGAATAATCGATCAAATATCTCTTTATCAAGATACGACCTGCTGTATAGCTCCATCCGGTTGTTTAGCTGTACGAAGCCGTCTCTTATGGCATTCAGAACTGCCAGTGTGTTCTCGTCAATCAAACTAGTCCTCCAAACAAACTACTTTTTGAACGCTTACGCTATCAGCGAAGCCCTCTATGTATGAGTCCATAATCATAGCCAGTCCCTTGGCGGCAGACACGGCGTTCCCCATCGTATAGTGATAGTGACCGGCGCATGTTTCGGTATCCGTGATTGCATACTTGAACGTGTATTCAAAGCTCTCTCTTGAGCCGTTGCGGAGCCACCTAACACCGATAACGTGAAATTGTTTCTTCATTTTTGTCCCTCCAACATTTCGGGGGTGAATGAGAATAGCAGGGTTCTATAGTCGGTCGTAACCACATACAGGGATACTATCATAGGTCTATCCGTGTTCGTCCCGTACGTGTCTCTCTGCGTCATAGTCCGTATGTCTTCGCGTTGCACTCCGTTCGATGCCAGCAAGTCCCTTATATCCTGGTATGCTGACTTATCAATCTCAAACAGTGGTTTCATGTGGTCCTCCGGGGGGCGTCCCTGCCTGAACAATCCTATAGGGTTGCTTTACAGCGTGTGATAATCGTTACGTTGCCGTACTTCTCGCTTGTCTCATTCTTCTTAACGGTGAACTTGACGTTGTACATTTTGCCAACCTCTAGAGCGTTACCAGAAGACTGAAACCATGTGTACTTGTTGTTGTCGCTATCTACGAAACTGTGGATAGCGGTTGTTCCGTATGCCCCATCAGAGAAGGTAACACGTGTGACCGTAAGAAGCTGGGACGGTTTCATGCCCTCTGCGAATAGGTGCTTGCTTGTGTCGCTAGTCCGCTCTAGTTGCGTCTTCATCGTTCCCGTATAGGCGCTGATTAGGCTAGCGGCGTATCCTGCGTGTTTCAGGTCCATCACCCCTGACTTACAGACGGTGTACAGGTTGTACATGTAGTCACTGGTGGTATCCACGGCGTCGCTACGTATCCATGCTAGGGCGGCGTCAACCATCACACCGTCAATCTCTTCGCTGGGCTGTACGGTGCTTACACGGTTCTTAAAGGCTTGCTCCATACCGAAGGCGTTGCTTTTTGTGGACTCCTTATCCAGCATCTCCGCCTTGGCGCGAGACACCCAGCCGTTTGTTCGTACAGACAGTGCAACCCATTTCAGGAAGTTCCGCAGCCCAACATGCTTGACGGCTCCGCCCCTCTCATCATCGGCATAGGCGTCAATCTCGCTGTCAATCTGGTGTAGTAGCTCGCTGTATTCGGCAAAAGCGTGCACGTCCGTATGTCCTGTGAAGTCCTTTAGACAATTGCTACCAACCTGAAAACATGCGCCCTCTTCGTTGGCTAGGATGTAGGTCGTGTTCCGCGCCCTACTCTTCATGCAGTGAACACAGAAGTTGACCGATGTGCGGGCGGACGGGGGGAGCAAGTCCTCTTTATTAGGAACGACGTTTACCACGTTGCCATCTGGTGTATGATCGATGCTGGCGACGAACGTATAACCGTTGATCTTGGGTGACTGGCCGGTGATAACGACGGTGTGTACTACGTTGTCGTTGGCGTCAATGTCCATGCTTGTGATGTCCATCTCAATTGCTTGCATGTGAAGCTTTGCGCAACGTTTGTTCAGTTTAGATACGAGGGCTTGCAGGTCACTTAAATTTTGATCCATGACTTTGTAGGTGTGTGTAAATTGTGTCATTGTTTTGTTCCCTTCGTTTGTCTCTCGTTCGTCATTCAACTTTCTTAGTATAGACGATATACGAGAGACTTACAAGGGAATTTACTAGGGTAAAAGTACTAATTTGGGAAACCATTAGTACTACCTGTTTTTTAGTTGGTGTGCTTCGTATTTGCGCAGCAGTTCCTGCATTCCTCCATTCTCGTATGACCATTCTTTCATGGTGTCTGTGTTCAGTATCCCCACGGTTTCACTAGTCCGTAGCAACGTGGATAGGTACGCATCCTTAACGGCCTGCGCACCGGTTTCATAGAGGCTTTGTCTATCTACGCCGCCCTTGACATAAAAGCGCCGCCAGGGGAATGCGGTCACTTTATCCCCTCGCGAGGGTCGTATGGACGAAGCGGAGCCGCGCCCATAGGCTCTAAGTCACCACACAACGCATCGATAAACAGGGGGTCGCGGTATAATCTGACATCGACTATCTCATAATCCCGGCTGTTTTTGTTCAGGGCTATCTCGTAAACAACATAGGCCATTCCCTTGCTATCTGCTGTGGCTGTAACAAACTGCGCTATCCCGTTCTCTTCCACCCCACTGATTGCTTGCTGCCCAGGTGCCATATCCGTAACTCTCATTGTTTTCTTTCCTTTTGTTTACCATCCAACTATTTTTAACATCGATATAAATGGAGCATAGGACGACTCGCTGGCGCTTCCATCCGCTATGCCTGCTAGCACTCTGCTGGGTAACAGAGCGTCGTTACAGTCAGAGGCAAGGTATACGTGTATCGCATTCAGACAAACTTTCGTTACCTCAAGAGCCACCGCAGGAACCCCCCTTGTGTACAGCATTGCCATCCACATATTAATCATGCCCTCATGAACTTTCATCTGTGGGCGGCTTATTTTTTCCTCATAATAGTTGTGAGCCACATTTATACTCCGTTCTTGTTTCTATCTACGCTGTATAGAGTTATACTGCCAGACATCGCTGACAACGTTAGATGTAGCATAGCGTCAATCATCTTCTCAGAAGGTACGACGCCTGTGTACTGACTTGTCGCTACATTGCTGGTAACGGTCTTGCTTTTGTATACGCCCTCAAAGATCGTTACCAGTAGGTTATAATCAATTGGTCGCTCACATACAAAGCTAATGATAAAACTTCTCGCTGACATTAGGTCGCTCCCTCCATATGGGGATACCACCCATAGAATACATCGAAATCTGGCGCTTCGTCGTCGCCTCTTATTAGCGCATAGGCATACGCAATACTATGGTATGATACTGGCTTACCCCCATCAATAGCCACGGTTATCTTTTTCCCCTTCTTCGCGGCAGTGTACCGATGAACGGGGCCGTTGTATATCGCTCGGCCCGCAGCCTCTAGGGCATCCTCCAACGACATGCCAGGGTCGTACAGCTTATCGTCTATTTCGTCTATCCCATCGTACGCTGACAAGTATGTCCAATAGTTGGCGTCAAGGCAGATGTTTATGTCCTCTCGCATCGATATACGATCTTCTATAGCGCTTATGATTAGGGATGGTGAGACCGCTATGGGCTTGTTGTGGTAGTCATAGCCAACGTACGCGCCCCTTGCGTCGTCATACCACATCTTGTTATTCGACATGCCCGCCCTCGTTCTCCCACTGCCCTATGGTTGTATCCCACATGCGCCAGTCTGGGTTGTTTTTCTCCAACAACTCCGCCGTTTTTTCCAGTGGCGCGTGCGGGGCATCATCCTCCTGTGCGGGGCGCTTTACTAGTGTCGTCGTTAACGTGTCGATCCTTGTTGATAGATCCTTAATCCTCTCACCTAGAAACACGGCCAGCAGGATAAAGCCGCCAACTATTATAAGCAAAATGACTACTTCGGCCTCAAGTCCTATGTACACTAATTAATCCTTCCCTTGCTCTCTTCTACCGATACGTGGCTAGCAGGCACTTTGACGGTGCCAAATTTGGCTAGGGGCAGGTAGATGTACCCGGCGTCGATCCTCAAGTCACCTATACAAAGCGTGGCACCTTTGGCGATATCGATAGCGCCCGCCTTAAAGTTCTTCTCAAAAGTTACTGTATGCATTCTGTTTTCTCCTTGCTTTATTGCGGTTCAATGTTCTGTTCTATAAGTATAGACCGGCGTCCTTGCCTTGTCAATGGCATGATAGTACTATACCTAAATGAAACCGTACTTACGGGCGCATATCGCACACACATCGATGGGTTCTTTCCCCCCGGTCGTGGTTAGGGCGTCAACGGTCGTAAATCCGGTTGACTTGTTTCCCTGTATGTAACAGAATGCGCACACAAGACGCCCGTCAAGGTCGCTGGGCTTTTTGGCGTTGTCGGTGCCATACAGCCAGCCGAGTGATATGGTACTGTTGCTTGACGCCGTGCCATCGATGCCTGTGGCATTCGGCAGGGTCCATCGTTTGATATCGTTGGCGTCTTTGCTTCTCTTATCCATACCCAGACATGAGGAACAATAATTCTCGTGTACCAGCACGCCGCCAGTCTCGATATCTTCTAGAAGCTTTACGGTGATGTTATGTGCCACTTCAACCGGCGTAAGGGCGCTTGCGCATTCTTCACAAAGCATCTTCTCGGCCAGCGCATTCATGTTAGTCGTTTCCATAGATGATTTTTCCCTTCTGTATCTCTTCTAACGTCTCTTCAAAGATCTGTTTGTACACCTGTACGGCATAGAAAACAGCGTACAACGGTTCTGTGCCCGCCTCAATCAGCGAATGGTATGGAGCTATGGCACCTGCCGGGACAAACCTCTCTAGGGTGTGTGGCGTCTCTAGCTCGGTATCTATGGTTTCTTTTTCCCCGCTAAACACATTGTATAGAACAACGTTTTTCATAATTCACCTCTCTCTAGTAACTTCCTGGCTTTGTGGTGGTGGGTTGCGAACATCTTGTAGCATCCTTGACACACAAAGCGGTCTTTTTTCTCGCTAAATCTCATTGCGTATGACGTATCACCGCACGTTGGGCATTCAAATCCGCGCAGGATAACCTCCATAACGTATCGGCCCGCTAAGTCACTCCTAGCATAATACGATACGGTCTCCGCGACGATGTAGTCTATCATCTTGTGCCTGCGTTCAATCCTGCATAGTTTGCATAGTGCTTTCTTTTTGCAGGGCGCTTCGCACACCATGCATAGGTGTACCTCTCTCTTCTTTATCTTCAGCATAACTACCTTCCAGCGAAATCGTGAAACTTGGCAGCCAGCTTCGCTACTTTCTTGCTAACGGTGCCTTGTGCCATAGGCGCTCCGCCCTCAACTTCGGCAATGACCGCAGCCAACTTTGACATGCTAACGTCTTCGTTGTTGACGTAGTACTTGACGCGCAGGGCCATAATGACCGCCTCGGACGGGTTCAGCTTTGATACAAATGTCGATAGCAAGTCGTTAAGATCGACTATGCTGTAGTCGTCTGCTAAGTCTTCTAGGGTCTCGCCAACGCTCTCGCCTTCTTCTGTAACGTAGTCAGAAGATAATTGTGGAAGGATGCGGGCGCGGGTCATTTGTTTACGCTGTACGTCAATCATAGCATTCTTGATAGCGATTGCCGCGTATCCCCCGAAGTCGCCCTCCGTTTGATTGCTGATGAACTTGCGGGCCGATAGGAATAGCGCCTCATGCCCAGCAGATACGGCGTCGTCAAAGTCTATGGTACGAAACTGTTTTGCAATCTTAGCAACCGTTGCGTAGTTGTCATTAACGAGTGCCTCAATCATTGCGTCTTTGTTCATTGCGTTCTCCATCTCTCTCTTGTTTACGACTGCTTCATTGATGTAAGTATAATGTAGCATCCTTGCTATGTCAATGGGATAATAGTACTACCGAGTTGTTATCGTTTGCCAGTAGTTTCCCACCGTACCATCGGGGGATATCGTTAACAGTACGTAGGCGTTTTGAGCATAAGCCATAGTTTCATAGCGCATGCCGACATGTATGGTGGTTGTGCTGCTTCTGAGAGAGGGGTTGCTATCCGGAGTTGCAAAGCTCCTATCCTCGCCCGTGACCTGATTGAAGACGGTTCCTGGGGCATACAGGTACCCGCAGTTAACTTCATAAATCTCCGTGTAAACATTTGTGCACGTTATTGGGGTGCTATCGTCAAGCCACACGCTAGAGCCGTCGTAACAATACGGAATATCCATAGAAATTTTCCCCGGCGTCTCCCACTGCGTTTTTACCGATAAGTCAACAGAAACATAATGGTACGTTGTGCATGTCGATGGGTCGCTGGCGGCAACCGCTATGTGGGTAGGTGACATAAACTTTTCGGGCGCTTTTACTGGTGCCTTCGGTGCCACTTTCACTACTGGCTTGACGGCAACCTTTTTAACTACGGGCTTAACAACTACCTTAACGATGGCTGGTTTCTTTACTGCGGGCTTAGGTGCCGTTTTTGCTTCAACCGAAGTACCGATGGCAACAACCATAAACAGCGAAATTATCAGGGCGTAAAGTGTTTTGTTCATTGTTTTTTCTCTCTCTCGTGTTTTTGTTTCTTCGTCCATGTATATAGAATACGGCAGAATGACAAATATGTCAATGAGACATAAGTACCATTCTGCCATAACCATTAGTCCTGTATCAATTCTACCGTGTTTATCATTAGCTCTATGGTGCCACTTAATGAAGACATGCGTATGATATCAGCAACGCTATCCTCCACCAGTTCAAAAGCGTACTCGGTGGATACCCGGCGTATGTCCTTGTGATAGTAGCGTAGTTTATCGTCCCTAGTCCATACTCCGTCAAGCTCCCCAGGTTGCATAAAGAGTCTCAGCACCTCATGCTGGCTTACTTCGTATAAGTGGGGCGTAGGCACAACTATGGGGGCATACCGCGCTGACAGGGCCGCCAGCCACCTCTCACCATTGACGCGCCCGAAGTTGCTGATGTTGTCGTCAAAGGACTTCATGTTTCGTTCCACCTTGACGAATACGCCCTCCTCTAGTGGGAATTGAAACGACATTGCATCGTTATCAGCAACCACACAAAAGTTAGGAGTCCAGACGGCCAGACCAACCTGGGTTAATAGCGCGTACATGTCTTGAGATGCGAGCGTGTCAAGGATAATCTTCTCGACGGGGGAAACTTTCTGTCTCTTCGCCTTGTGAATAGCCATTTATAGAACCTCCGCATGTTTTACGCCCACCGAATAGGCGTATGCTATGCTAATTGCGTCTGCCACGTCGTCGTCAACGCGCATCATGTATCGAGAGAATGCAGCATCAATAACTGCCTGCTTATCGCACTTTCCGTTACCCGTAAACGCTTTGTGATGGGTGGTTGTGTTCACGACGTATACGGGCAGGTCTATCGTATCTACGATGTGGTACGTCATTGCAAACAATGCTACCATAGTCTTGATGGAAGGAAAGCGCCTGGGTTCTTCCATAACGATAGCCTCTATGTCCCAGAAGTCCATAAGGTACATGACCTTCTCTGCCATGAGGGCGCGCTTCTGTTTGCGCGTTGCCTTCTTATGGTATTCTGTATCTGCCGTCTCTAGCACCTCCATAGAGACGGTATCGAACACACAAAAGCCCGCATGCGTGTAACTCTGATCTATTGCTGCTATCTTCATTTCAGTAACCTCTCGAAACGCTTTTCCGGATGGAAGCAAACGTCTGACACTGGGCAGTTTTTAGCCCTACCGCTATTCTCATCTTTGCATACGCCCTTAACCAGTCGGTGGTTTATTTCATTCTCCTTTAGGCATCGTAGCAGGTCTTTAGAGCGTTGCACGTACGGCAGGACTAGTTCCCGGTCGTACTCTACTTCAAAGGCTAGGAAGTTTTGCGTGTTCTTATCCTCAAAGATTAGCACGGCCTTATAAATTCCAGTAAGGTGCATGTACAGATTAGCCTGCCGCAGCGCGTCCTGGTACTTTGGGTTCATCTCAGGATTAGACGCTATCTTCTCGTATGTCTCATGTCCGTACCCCTTAATCTCGCATATGTATTGTTCACCGTCAACCTCTAATATGATATCTGGTGTAAACGAGAGGGCTATCTTTGACGGCTCATATTCAATGTGGTACCGCTTGCCAAGTCCAGTGATGTATCTGTATTCCCCTGGCAGGATCGATATGTTCGATAGACTGTCAAGGTTAATAAGGTGCTCCGTCTCATTGTATAGAGCCATCCCGGCGTCAAGTGCCAATTTCTGCCATTTTTCGTGAATTGTCCACCCCGCCAGGAATATCCGTAGCAGGGGCGCATCAATCTCCGGCGTGTCGCGTTCGTACCTCGTCCCTAGAACATGTTCACGGTGGCAATACTTGCTAGTGCCTACGGTTGCGTGTGCCAATAGGCTAGAGGCGTGAAAACCGCTCCGCGCCCCCTTGTTGTCGTTCCAAACGTGAAACAATCCATCTAGCCTGCGCTTCCATAGTGCGTTCTTTATCACGTTTCCCATTATTTGGTCTCGACATATTCCCACGACTTGATAGAGCCGTGATTAACGAGGTAAGTGAGGATGGACTCCACAATAGGGCCGTCCTCAATATCCGCAACCAACACGCGACCGACACGAGGAACGAGGATGCGCTTTTCAATCTTCAGCGCCTCAAATGGGTTGCTCCATGCCTTATCAATCTCTTCTCCATACATTTCGCGGGCTTTTTCTCCCAGGTCTTTTAGTGACAGGATGGACTCGTCAATCAAGTGACCCATCACTTTTAACTGTATCTCATCATCAACATTCATCTCGATTGCTATTTTACGTAACATTTTTGTTTTCCTTTACTGATATCTACGTCTCTCTCTCTAATACAAACGGATGCCGCGCCCTAGTTATTCCATCAAATGAGAGCCACGTAGAAGGGCCTTGCAAGGAAGAAACGTATAATCTACCGTCTCATCCCCACAAGGCCCTGTGTTGAGTCTCTCCTAAAGACTACTTGCCATTCCTGGCTTTTGCCCTCGCTTGTTTCAGCTTTTGATAGAGCGTCTTGCAATATCGTCTGGATAATTCAACGATATCCTTATCGTCGAACACTAACGCGCCCGCTTTTTCCAGAACATCATAGGCACGCTCGTTTACCTGCCGCTTGGGGATAAGTGAACGCATATGCCCGGCACTCTCGTATGGACCCATCTCGATAATAGACCGCGCTGCCACAGGCCCGATACCTGCTATGGAGGATATCCCCTTCTGTATCCACTTATCACCATCCTTGTCGGTCACTACCTGATAGTCGCTAGAGGAATTGACCGTTGCTATCATAATCGATACCCCGCTGTTTAGCGCGTCAAGTTCGTACTCTATGCGCTTCACTTCTTTCTCTTCAGACATTAGCAGGGCGCAGTAGTACTCCACAGGGTGGTAGTGTTTCAGGTATGCCGTATAGTAGGAGAATAGCCCGTACCCAACGGCGTGCGCTTTCTTGAACCCATAGAGAGACAAGCAATCGAACATGTCCTGGGCGTTCTCATCACTTAGGCCGCGCCCCTTTAGGCCCGCAAGCATTTTGTCCTGCAACCCCTTGTACTGGCCTATCGTCTTTTTCGAGACCGCTTTGATTAGCTTGTCGGTCTCTTGCCTATCAAGTCCAGCCCACAAACAAAGTTTAATAATGTGGTCGCTATACAGGAATACGCCGTACGTGTCTGGCGCTATCTCCATTTCATAGCTGGGTATATCCGCTCTATCAACTCCGTCAAGCAGGCGCTCGGCATATTTATCTAGGTATCCGAAGGCTAGCGGACCCGGCCTATTGATGCCATTCAGTGCGAATATGTCCATATCCGTTTGTGGAGACACCTGATAAGCGTACTCCTTAGCCTGGCGGCTATCGAATTGGAACACGCCCGTTAGTATGCCCTCTCTGAAGTCATTCAGTACGGCGTCGTCATTGCGTATAGAGTAGATGTCGTATTTCTTCCCTATCATCTTCTCACAGTTCGCTACGGTATCCAGCGTGCCAAGACCCAACACATCAAACTTGACGATACCGATATGTCCCAGGTCGTTCAGGTCAAAAGCAGTTTGCAGTCCATTCTTGCTATGCTGCAAAGGTACCATTGTATCAATGTCCTTGGTTGCAATGGCTATGCCTGCTGGGTGCATTCCAATGTATCGCACCTGTCCATACAGGCGTACGAAGTGGGTGACTGCCTTGCACTCTTGCTCGGCGTCCCTTAACGCGCCCGCAGTCATAAGGTACGACCGCAGGGTTATCTTATCCATGTCACTGCTTGTTTTCCCCTCCAACATTGCGTCAAGGCGCATCTTGAATGCACGCCCTTCGTCCTCTGACATCTCTAGGGCTTTCACCAGATCGTTAGCAAGGTTTTTCACCTGATAGTATCCGTACGTGGATATCTGCGCGGCCCGCCCCTCATACTTGCGCATGATGTAGGCAACAACCTCGCCACGACGTGACCGGGGAAAGTCCATATCAATGTCAGGCGTTGTCTCCTTATCCTCTCGCAAGAATGTATCGAACGGGATATCATATAGGATAGGGTCTATTTCTGTCACACCGATAGCAAAAGCCAGCAGAGAGCCACACACGGACCCGCGCCCGAAGTTGGCACGTATCCCGTTGTCTCTTGCGAACTTGTACAGGTCATAGCAGAGAAGGAAGTAGTCAATGAATCCCTTTTTCATGACCGTGTTAAATTCGTACGCTAGCCTATCCCGGTATACCTTGTTGGCGTCTCCAACATATAGGCCCGCCCGCTTTAGGCCATTCTTACAGATGTTATACAGCTTTGTCTTGCTATCCTCTCCCCATTCAAGGCTAGGGATTTCTTCCTTATTGAAGATGTCCACCAAATCGCACTTATCGGCTATGCGGTCGGTCTCAGCGATACAAGCAACGTCGTCACAACTATAGGGAGTATCCCCCATAAGTTCCTGCCAAGCACACACCAACTCAATCTCGTTGCCTATGTGTCGGTTATGGTACGTCGCTTCGTCCATCGTCTTGTTTCCCATCTTCATCATTAGTTGATGGGTCTCTTCTTCTTCCTTGCGTATGAAGTGGCTATCCTGGGTCATGACTCCCTTGACGCCGTGCTTTTTCCCTAGCTCTAGTACTTTTCCGTTGACCATCTTCTGATGGCCTGTCTCATCTCCGTACGGTTGCACCTCCATATAGAAGTTATCGCCAAACAGTTTCTTGAACGCCGCAGTGGACTTATCGGCAAGTTCATCCTGGCCGTTCAGGATGGCCTGGGGGATGAATGCGCCTAAGCATCCACTAGTGACTATCAGTCCCTTACTAAAGCGCTTCAACAAGTCCCAGGTGATGATAGGGTGATAGTAGTATTGTGTCTCAGAAGCGATAGAGACCATTTGACATAGGTTCTTGTATCCCTCCAACGTCTGACATAGAACGGTCATGTGATAACGTTTGTGTTCCTTGTCAGGGTGGAATGTATGCTGCCAGTATATTTCGCATCCGTGTATCCACTTGATACCTGCCGCCTGACAACCCAGCTGGTGTCGGACTAGTCCAGACATGGTGCCGTGGTCTGTGTTTGCTAGGGCGTTTAGTCCCTGATCTTTGGCATGTTGGGCCGCCTCTTCACACGTACCCATTCCATCAAAGTTTGAAAAGCAACTATGTTTATGCAGTGCACTAGCCATTATTTTTCCATTCCTTTACATTTTCGTCAAGCCAACTATCTCGTAACTCAATTAGAGCCACAATATTTTTAGACTCTCTAGTTATTCGCTTTTCACCGTGTCTTACTTGCAGTATGTAAGACCCCCTAGATTCCCTATAGTGTATGTTTTTATGCCCCGTCTTATTGTTGGCTTGTTTGGGCCTGTTCATCATGTTAAGGGCCTTGGTAGCCAGTCTTAGGTTACATCTGCGGTTATCTAATTTATCATTATTTATGTGGTCAATCTGGTAATCAGAAATTTCGCCAAACATGCGCTCCGCTATCACGCGATGAAGCATGACGTGCTTACCTTTTTTCTTTGTCTCGGCATATCCGCGCCTACAAGCATACACGTTGCTAGCATACAGGTCTGCGTCAATCTCATCAAACTTAAATCTTTCGTCCATTATATTTATCTCCTTAATAATATTAACGGTTGTCGCGGAGCAAATATTCCCCCACCTCGTGAGAAGCGGGGGGGCTTAGTACTATTGGTTTTCGCTGGCTAGCCGCTCTTCTTCAATCTGAATGAGGTACTTGATATAGAACTCTGCCTTGCGCAAGTCCTTTAGGCCATCTTTGCGCCGCCAACGGCTAACGTATTTAACCACGTTTCCTTCGCTGAATGAAAGTTTGTTCAGTTCGCTAAAGTCAATTGACCGGATAACTTCGGCCTTGTAGTGGTCGCTGTGGGGTGCGCTTGCTAACAGTTCGTCGTGCTTGCTGGTTGGTTGTTTCTCCACTTTTGTTTCTCCTTTATCGTTGTATGCTGCTACGATATCAACAAGATATCGCTCTTCTACGCCCGCCGTACCAGTCCATGACAGACCGATTTCAAATGTATCGCTGACATAATTGTACCAGTAGCGAGCGCCCGCAACCGCTGCGGCGTTTTGTACGTCTGCTATCGTTGGTCGTGACATTGTTTTCTCCATATGGGGCGCGTCCCTGCGCCTCGTTAACTAGTCTTCGTCCTCGAAACTAATTTCGTCGGATGTTTCAACCTTTGGCGCTGGCTTGGCACGTTTTACAGGAGCTTTCTTTTCCGGCTGTAAGCTTTCCGGTACCTCAACCTCAACTCCTTCGTCGTCGTCATGTACGACTACTGCTGGCGCGTTCTTGCGCTTGTTGACGGCGCTTGCAATCGCGTTACCTGCATGCGCTTCGTCCTTCTTCTCAGAAGGTTTCACAATGCTATCGGCAGGAACGTACTCCATAGCCTTTGCAAGTTCAGGACCACGCGCCAACACGAGAGAACGGATGATTGCCTCTTCTTTTGGTGCCTTGACTTTACCCTCAAACTGGAAGGGGGTTTCTTTCAGGCTAGGGGTGATGGAATAATCCATGCCGTTCAACTTGATAGTGAAGTCACGACCAACCAATGAGCCAGCCTCTTCGTACAGGTCAAACAGTTTCCCGGCAAGCGTCTTAGGGTTGTTTTTGCCGGTCACTAGACGTACCATGTTTTCCTCATAATCCCAAACAGGCCAAATGTACAGGAATGTATTGTTGCGTGTCTGGCGGTCGGTGCTATCGCAATATTCGCACGTCTCGAAATCAAAGTGTTCGTCTTTCCAGCATGGCGTAGAAATTCCGTATTCACCATACTCTTTGTTTTTGGACTTGTGCCACTTCATAACAATGCCGCCGTCAAAGTCAGTCAGGAAACGTACCCGGCTTTTCCCGGTCTCTTTGTTCGCACGGAACTCTACCTTCCATAAGAGGACTCCGCCAGTATCTTGTGATTTCTGTTTAGCCTGCTCCGCAGCGAACATTTGTGCAAGTGATGCCATGATTTTAGCTCTCTTTCTTTCTTGTGTTCTTGAATTCCCCAGCAACTGCTGTAAGGAAGTTATCTCTCTCTTCTATAAGTCTGTTTAGGTCTTTAGAGACCCTAACTAGTTTTTGCCCCGATATCCTAACCTGTAGGACGTATTTTTGTATCTTGCTATCGAAGTGTATGTTTTTTATTCCTAGCCTGTTATCCTTGTGTGTCGTTGTATTCATGCAATTCTGTTTGCGTGTCGCTAGTCTCAGGTTGCATCTACGATTGTCAAGTTTATCACCGTTTATGTGGTCTATGTCAAGACCTATGCAAGAATCGTAACCAAAAATCTCCTCTCCTGTCTCTCTGTGAACATAGACGCCCGCCCACTTCCCACATTCCCAAGACACTCTCTGCGCATATCCGCTAGGTGTCATTCTTACGCAACCTTCGTATTTTTTGGCGTCTATCTCGTCATACCTAAGCATTTTTCTACCTCCTCGTTTCGTTTCCCGTCCGCCGCGCTCCCCTTACATTAATACTAACGTTTGGGGTATCCGGATTATTCCACCAATTCGTAAGAAGTTTCTACGCAGTGCTTCATCTCCTCTCTAGACTCAATTTCTCCCAAGTCATTTCTCCCACCGAAGTAGAAGCGCGTGACCGGGATGCTGGGGGCGTTCTTCTCAAACCACTGTCTAGCTACCCTATACCCACGCTCCCCCGCCGTATCGTTGTCTGTGCTCCATAGAACACCGCTAGCGTACGACGCTATCTTCTTTAGTTGTGGCTCCGATGGAGTGCAGCCAAGAATGCACGCCGTGTTTTTGTATCCGTTCTGGTATGCCTTAATCCGGTCAAACATTCCCTCGGCAACAATCACGCGCTTACCAGCTACCAATGTTCCCGGCAGCGTCGTCTCTTTAATGAGTCCCAGATTGTTCTTGTATTTTCTGTCCTTTACATCGTCAACGCGCCGCGCCACGTATCCCTTAAAGTTTCCCTGTTCAATCAGGGGAATGACGATGGGATTAGTGCTAGTGTCGTTTGTGCGTATGTGGAACGCCCGCTGCGTCTCGTATGACACGCCCCTATCACTTAGGTAGGGTATCGGTGCCTGCGGTTTCATGAGGCTCTTATAGAACCTGTATACGTCGTCTAGCTCCTCTATCGGTTGTTGGCGTATCGATCTGGTAACACTGCTTTGCATTTTGCCGTCGTACTTTGCTATCTCAACTCCTGATAGCGAACGATGCGCCCGCAGGATTGCTTGCATGATAGAAAGATGTGGGTTTTCCTCTATCTCGTATCTTGCGATAAGTTCTAGGATGTCCCCCTCTTCGTTACAGGCCATACACCGAAAACTTCCATACGTCATATTGATGGATAGGCTTGGCGTGTTGTCGTCATGGAAGGGGCATATGATAGCAACGAAGTCCTTGTGTTCATCCCTCTCTTGTATAATGCCCCTGTCAATCAGGATGTCACTTAGTAGCATGTCCAGTCCCTCCAATGGGGAACGTATTCACCTAGTATCTGGCTCTCTAGGACGATGTGCGCATGCCCCCTGGCAATAATGACATACTTTTGTTCCTCTAGCTCTTCTCGCTTCATGACCTGCACAATAGAGCCGCTTCGGGCGCAGTCACAATCCCTAGCGAATACTACTCTGTCTCCGATGTCGTACATTCTGATATCTCCTTTTTAACTCTCTCTATCCTCTCGCATCCACGCACGAAGTAAGCTTCGTCTTTTTCAAATGCGAGATACTTTCTATTTGTTAACAGACATGCATGAACCGTTGACATACTACCTGCGCAACTATCGAGAACTAAATCCCCCTCATTGGTATAGGTTTTCAACAGGTATTCCAGCAATGGTACAGCTTTTCTCGTGGGGTGCCAGGCGTCAAGTCCATTGTTTGGATTAGCGAACTTTAGCACGCTGCGGGGATATCGTTCGTCGCTCTCCGTAACCCTACCTACCCTGTCCTGTTTTCCGTAGTTTGTGCTGTTGTCGATGCCCGCGACCTTCCTGTACGGCTCTCCCTTTGTCATTTGTGGGTTGTACGTTGGGAGATGTTTGTAGAAGACTAGTATCTCTTCGTGGGCTTTTAGTGGTGCTTTCTTAGCATTCAGGTGACCCACAGCCATCGTCTTTTCCCATATGAGATTATACCTAAGCATCTCTAGGTTAGACGCACCCAGGACTATGCTAAATGGCACCTGCGCGAATAAGACGATAGCACCATTGTCTTTTATCACCCTCTTGTATTGCGCCCACAATGCATCTAGAGGGATAACGCTGTCCCAGGAGTTGCGTGTGGTGCCGTCAATAGGGCAAATCAGTCAATATCATGTCAATTGATTTGCTAGGTACTAGTGGCAGAAGCTCTAAGCAGTCTCCGTTATAGCAAGCGTTACGACGTAATTTACTAATTTGCCCCATTTTTTCCTCCTTTCATTATGCTATCGATAAACAAACTACTTTGACTAGAGGTTGACTTCTTGAATTCTTCCCATTCTTCCATTAGTATACTCCGTCTCTATCCGATGCCCGGGGGCGTCGGTGGTATCGTATCATTTGCCAGAATGGTATGTGTATGCTCTCACTACCAATGTACCATACATACATCCTAATTGCTATCCATATCCTATATGGACTGAATAGGGGTTCATCTTCCATAGATTTCTCCTCTCACGAATACTAACGTTTGCCAGGGGTAAATTATTCCAAATAAAGAACCCGTAAGCAGAAACTTACGGGCCTTGTGTGCGCTAATCGTTGGCGGGCGGCTTTGGTAACTTGTCGATCTCCTTAGTGATATGCTTGCGCATCTTTAACAGCGACATGTAGATCTCGGTATCGTCGTCGTCCATGACTTCGTTTACTTCTTTCCCCATCTCATCGGACGCGGAAACTAGGGCTAGTCTAGCTGTTACCAAATGTTCCCGGCGTCTTCGCGCCCTTGTCTGATCTTCCTCTGTGGTCTCGACGTTCTTGCTAAATCCTATCTGTGGCATTAGAGTACCTTTCCTTCTATCCATTCAACTTCCATATTCATGAAAGCTACGTTCTCTCCTAAGTTTTTCAGGTGTCGCTCTAGGTTTTCCGACACCATCCGGAGCGCCTCGTATGCGCTGTTGACGTTGACGAAGAATTTTACTTCTTCGCCTCCGCTAAGTGTAACAGTAACCTTATACATTCTCGAAATCGCCTCTCGACTGTTTGCGCACTACATCTAGGTACACATGTGACACCGATACAACGCCCTTGCTATCGTTGACCGTCATAAGAGTCTGGGAGGGACGGTGAATGCTCTTGTGGGCGCTTAGTACGTACGGAGACGTGGGTGGGAAAGAACCGTTCACTACACACATCGTATCGTACCCCGTATTGAACTGTACGGCGTTATGGAAGTGACCAATGACGTACACGTCAATCACGCCCTCAAAATGCTGGTACTTGTTTACGGCAGTGATCATTGCGTTCATCGGTACACCAACCGCGCCGCCAGCACCCCGGATGCTAGATCCGTGTTCAAACAGGACATTCAGGTCTCCAACCTGGGTTACAGCGTAGATGCTTTCGTGGTTAGTGAGAGTCACGCGACCGGCGCCAATTGGTCCCTCTAGTATCTGTCTTGCAACCTCGCCAGCCATCCAGTCATACGAGCTAGCTGGGTCAATTTCGGCAAGCCCGCCGAGTCCTGCTTTTTGGCTTGTGCGTGCATGGTTTCCAGACACACGTTCCACTTGCACTTCGGCAACGAATGGTAGGAGCGAGGCGACGAACTGCGCCAACAAGCGACCGTATGCAACCGACTGTTTGACCGCGATAGGCCCAACGAAACGATGCTGTGATGGGCGCATATCGTCACCGTCAACGTCGTCACCTAAGTCAAGAATGATCAACTTGCGAAACTGCTGTTTAATGGACTCCTTAACGACGCCTGCATGCAGCATCTCAAACTGGCGCTCCGCATCTTTGGAGGTGTATTCGTATCCGCTAGTGAGGCGGGCAGGAACATGCATGCCGTAGTGTACATCTGAGATGATAAGCAAGCCGACATTCTCACTGTGTTCGTTGTTGTAAGCAATCAATTTGGGTGTCTCAACACGTGCCGATACGCTTCTAACGGACTCGGTGTACTGACGACGAACTGCCTCACGCTGCGCAAGTTCCCGAAGCTCCCTAACGCTTTCCATATTGGCAAGCTTATCACCGTACTCTTGTACCGCGTCTTCGGTGTCTTGGCTTACGGCCATCTGCATTAGCTTGTCACCCAACTCCCTGACCTGCTCGGCAGTCGTTCCCTGCTGTTGTGCGTACAGAGGATAGGAGGTGTCTGCGGTGATATTTACCTTGATATCGGATGGTGATGTGTACCGTGCATCCTCGTGACCCTGCACAAAGTCAAAGCCCCTTGTGTCTTCGGTTACTGCTTTCTTCGCGGCAGACTCTGCATAGTGTGCCTTGACGATATTCTTAGCGGCGTGTCTGGTTACTCCAAAGGCGCGGCCCAGGTCTGCATACGATAGCTTAGGGTTGCCATCGAACATGTTTACTAGTTGTTTTGCAATCTGGTTATATTTACTGGACATGTTTTCTACTTTCTTGCTATTCAATTTCTCTCACTAGTACTAACGTGCGTCCCTGCAAGATTATTCCACTACTTTTTGTTGGCTCTCTTCTGCCAAAAGTTTTTCTCATAGGTATCGGACTTAAAAATGTCTTCAATGCGTCCATTCTTCTCGTTGTATGTGTATCCCTCAAGTTCCGGTAACTCTTCCCAAACTGTCAGGAAACAGGTCATTTCATCTTCGGTGGCTCTGAATGTGGTTATGGCATGATAGCCAAGTTCCCTAAAATGATCTACCATATCGTTACGCATCGTTGCCGGAATAACTACGGTGGTGTATGCGAACGGGCCTGTGTCCTTCTGGCTCAATCCGAAAAACACCATATCCGTGTAGGTACTGCGGCTTAACTGTGGCTCACGTGTTCCCGGCCTTCCGATAAGTTCATCTATCTGTTTTTTCATCGTTGCGTCCATCTCGTTTATGTTCTCCCATTTCTTTCTTGCTAAATCTATCCGTTTGTTTAGTCGTCTTCGTTTCCGTGTCAATGTTTCTCTCTCACTAATACTAACGCATGCCGTGGGCGGATTATTCCATCAGTTAGAAACAGGTGCACCAATGCGCCCAAGGACAAGTATACCATAGCGGTTGTGTCGTGTATAGGGTGGTGTGTTCGCATGCGTGTGTACGTGTGTATACGAGAAAGCATAGTAGCGTTGATGAGAGGGTTGTCAGGGGCTTCGTGTGGTCAAAGTGGTATGATTATGGGTCTATGCATTTACAGGCCATCTCTTGACCGTCTCATTAGATATATAACTGAGGCGAATGATTTGGATGAAAACCATAACGAATGTTTCCCCTTAGTAAACCCCTTCTCTCCGGTTGACTACCTAAGTATAATAGTATTCTTGTATCTTGTCAAGGGTATATATTATGGAAGATATATAGTATACATATTGGAGTAAGGATAGTCCTATATCTATAGATATTATACTGGGATATATATATAGTCTTATATTTGGGAGTAAGAGTTATGGAAGATACATAGTGAGGATACATATCTACAATCCTTATATTGTGAGGATATAAAGCCCTGATATATGGGTATTTTATATTGGAGGAATATTTCATCTCTCGCATACGTTGGTATTAATGTGAGGGAAAGTACCCCACAATTAAAATGAAAGAAAGAAAGAAAAGAGAAAACAATGACAAACGAACTTACCATTATTGAAGTAAACAATGAGAGCCGTATTGATAGCCGGTTGGTTGCTGCTAGGTTGGAAGTTGACCACAAAGTGATTAAGGAAAATATTAGAGAGTACAAGTCAGCTTTTGAGACGCTCGGCTCACTGCCCCCTCTTGAAACGGCGGCAGTCAAAGAAGAGGGCGCAAGAGGGACTAAATACGCAACCTACTACATGTTGAATGAAGATCAATCGGTCTTTCTCATAACGCTATCGAGAAACACTAGCGCAGTGGTTGGTGCTAAGTTGGCAGTGACCCAGGCATTCAGTCAAGCACGCAAACAACCCGCCAAAGTAGACTTCAGTAACCTTACTACTGATCAAATGGACATGTTTGTGGGAGTCGTGAGCCAGGCAAAGATAGATAAGCTGGGGAGAATTGAGGCTGAGAAACAACTATCCATAGCAGCACCCAAAGCCAGCAAGTGGGAGAAGTTTCTCGATACAGAAGGGTACATATCCTCCAACGAATTAGCAAAGCTGCTGGGGCTTAGAAGAAATAAGATGTTATCGTCATTCCGTGATAGTGGTATTCTCACCAACACCAACCTAGCCACACAGTCTATGATCGACCGACATCCCGATTTTTTCAAGGTTGGAGTGACCGAAGACGGCTATGCATACACGCGATACTCCGCAAGGTTCATCGACTGGTACACCACAAAGCAGGGGATGACATTGGTCTCGTAAATGGAATAACCTGGGGACGGGAAACGTTAGTATTAGTGAGGTTAGTACAAATGGTTCTCTCCCCATAGTACTATTGCCTCATTGACCTAGCGGAATAAATGCCGTATAACTAGTACATAGAAACAAGTTACGGAACACACAATAAAGAAAGAAGTGGAAAACACAGTGAACAAAATTTACGCAACAATCGCAGGCATTCTCATCACACTAACATTCATTCTATCGTCCGGTATCGGTCAGGCACACGCGGCAACCGGAGCATCATTTAGCATGCGCCCAACGCACGGCAACCCCGGTGACACCAATTCGATGTACTACTTTGTCATTAACGGCTCCGCTGGGGACGTAGTCTCGAATAGCTTGCACGTATTCAATGCTGGTGGTTCATACGGGCAGGCAACACTTAAGCCAACCGACGCAACGACAATGCAGTATGGAGGGATCGCGTTCCCAACCACTACTCCGGTCGCGGTTGGTACATGGATATCCCCGCTGCCCTCTGTCGTCTCTCTTAATGCCGTCTCTAGTACCGACATTCCTTTTACCGTTTCGATACCTAGCGACGCCACAGCAGGGTTACATATGGGCGGCGTAGTTCTACAGCCTGTGGTTCCATCCAGCAACGGAGTTTTAAAGACAGTCGGCCAGATGGCTATCCCCGTTATGGTGAATGTTTCAGGCCCGCTAAACAACTCTCTTGTGTCTAACGGAAAAGCATCGTACAGCGTGAATGGCACGTACACATCTGTGGGTCTTCCTATCCTTAATGCCGGGAACACGCTCCTGCATCCATCTATCACCGCCACAGTGTACGACCACAACGGAGTAGCGGTTACGAATATCACACGAAACATTCTAGCAATGCTTCCTGGTTCATCCATGACATACCCGGTGTCGTTGAATGCGCCAAGCGGAACATACAAGATTGACGCGACCCTCACATACGAGGGCGGAAATGTTCTCCACTTATTCAAGTGTTTCACTGTCTAGTCAGAGGATAACACAAAAGGGACGCCCCATAAAACAGGCGTCCCTTTCTTGCTTCATCGCTATTTTATAGGATGCGTTGCGAAGAAATACACAAGCCCCAGCACAACGGAAAGGACCGATATAATAGCAGATATGAGACATCCGCCAGCGCTGATTGCAATACCTATCCAGCCACGCACACCGTTAGGAGACTCTTCAATCTTCGTCACGCGCCGCTCTATGGAGTTGTAGGCGTCAAGACTAACCTTCTCGCTTAGCGCATGCTCCATAGGGGCTATCTTACTGACTGCTGCCTGAATGGCTATCTTCAGTTCATTCTGTGAGTTGGTAAGATCTTTCATCTGTACGTCAATCGATGTCTCGATTGAAGTCAGTTTGTTCTCCATCTTGTTTTCAAAGTTACGAAAATCCTGGGTGTTTAGGTAGTTTTGTAAGTCAACGTTGCTAGCGTTATGGCCGTTGTTCTGTCTGCCCCCTCCCTGTTGTCTGCTATTCATCGGTTTATCTTTCTTCTACAATGCTTAACTAAATGTATCGGTTCTTACTATGGTTAGTGTTTGGGCGCTTGTCTTGGATAGCGGGAATGGACTGCCGGGAACAACCCGCGCTATCATAACCCCGCTATTTGCCGCTGACTTTGCGCTGGGGCTTGCGAACCACCCAACTTCGCGCAGTGTGTATCCGTTCGCTTGCGTCGTGCTAAAAACCGCAGTGCTAGTCATAACGCCCGTACCCCCGGCGCCGTATGCTGTGATGGCGTTTCTATACACCTCTGTTACCAGCGTGCGTTGAGATACCGACGCCGTTGTGCTGTCGGTGCCAAGAGCGCAATAGCGTATCTTCGTGTCAGCGACGGCCCCCCTAGCGCAGTCCCTTTGGAGGTTACGACCGCTATCTACGATAAGATTGTATCCCTCCCATATGCGTGTGACAATCCCGGTCTCTTCGTCGGTTAGGTCAACTGTGATGTATCCGCTTCGTTTCTGGTATTCGTTAATCATTGCTTCCTCGTTTCTTTCCTTTGCGCTAGGTTATGGTGTAGGTTACGCTCTCAGATTGCGCTATGCCCTCGCTAAAGGTTAGGCTATTGCTTACAATTGTTCCCGTACCCAGGTTGATGTTAGCAATACTGCTAACGGTGGATAATTTGCCTATGGCACGCTCCCACGACCCGGTTAGAGGGCCGTTCGTTGCTTGCACATCAAAGTATAGCAACGGCCAGTCGTCGGTCACGTCAACCTTCTCGACTACGAATTGAGTCTCCGTTATTCCATATTGAGGCAGGTATACTGTTATCATCATACCCGGTTTTATGGAATTATTCAAGGTTCTAAAGGTTATCTGTTGACCCTGCACACAAAACTCTGACATAAGACCGTTCGCAAGATCGTACGACGCCTGTAAGGTGAGTATGTTTGTACCATCGGTTACCTCCTCCACAATGCCCGTACCAAATCCCTCGTTATTTTGCGTATATTGCACCTGTCCAGTGTCTACCACTTTCACCACCGTGTCATAGTACCCAACGTACTTGACTAGCATCTTAGAGTTACCCTTTAGGATAACGCCGCTGGTGTCCTGGGATATCACGGTAGAACCTAGTTGCCAGTAAAAATCCTTGCCTCCATCCACCCCAGATATCCCCACCGTCTTAACCACGTTATTCACGGTTATTCGTGGTGGTTGTGCTAGTGGATAGTTGGCATTCCATGATGTTTGATACCCATTCCCCACGAAGTTAAAGTTTTGTTCAGACGTGAGGTTCTTTCCGCCTACAACCCACTGATAATTTCGATAGAGGGGGTTTCCGAAGGTAACCTTCGGCAGTCCTATGATATTGCCGCCGTGTACGATAACAGGCGCCCACCTTGACGCCCCGCCTTTATACCACAACACTCCGTCCGCATCGATGTTAGACCAAAAGTTAGACCGGGAAACAAGGTCTCGTATGCAGTCAGAAACGTACGCATAATTAAACGTCGCCTGATTGACCACAGGCCCAGCGTCGATCTGGTAAGGTCTCACACCAAAGTTTAGATCACTTACGTATGGAGTATAATCGGGGTCAGTGCTAGTGAAGTTTGCTTTGACACGTATGGTTTTAGATCCTATGTTGTTGCCGTACGGCATAACTGCAAACGTCGTGACGACACCATGCGCCGGGTAACTCCCCGTACCATTTACCAGTCTCGGCCCGCCAACGCAAGAGACGGGGGGATAGGGATCTACCCACTGATTGAGGATGATTTTTCCGTTTATCGTTACGGTGCATATCCCGTCAAAGTAGTCAATGATTAGTCTATGATAATCCCCGCGCTTCAGTTCGAAGGGTACGGTTACGCTGAAGTACTGCGTGCTTGCCGCCCACTTCTCAAACACAATCGTATTCTTGGTTATTCCTGGGTTTGCCGTGTGGTCGTCATTGCAGGTGACATAGAACCATATTCCGCCCCCATATCCGGCCAATAGACCCAGGCCCTCTGCCTCTGTGAAGTCGAGATAGTACTTCGCGCTATCATACGACCCATAGTTGGTATACTTTATGGTTGCACTGCTCGTGCAGTCCATCGTAAGGTTATAGTTTACTTCGTCAACTATCCTATTCGTGAACGTCCCTAGCTGGGTGTAGTTCCCGGCTATGTCGTCGGTTGTGAAGTTGTCGATGAATGGGGTAGGCGACAAGCTAAGGTTAGGAATAGTTGATCCTGCTGTAACGCTCTGATAGGTGCTGCCGCCGTCCGTAGACGTAAACATGTTTAGCGTCTTTGTGCTATCGATGTTTCCCGGTTGCCACGATATGGTAGCGTTCCCGGCGCGTGGTATTGGCGTAAGGACTAGGGCGGACGATATCCACGTACCGCTAGTGCTGTAGGGAGCCAAGACGTAGTACGTTATGCCCGTTAGCGTCGGTGTAACCGTTGGGTCTAGCGTTGTCAGCGTGACCCTAAAGCGGACCTGAACGCCCGACAAGCTTTGACCGACCGTAAGGTTAGGGTTAACGACACCCCCATTGCTAACTAGTTGCCATGTTGACCCGCTATTGATGGAGGACTCCACTATCATAGCCGTGCTAAATGGAAGATTAGAACCCCATCCCACGATAGAAGTCTGGTACGTGCCAGCCGCCTGAATGAAGTTATCTGCCGATGTCCATGTACCCTTGTAGACGCCCGCGATAGCCGGGGTGGTTGCGAGACACACAAGGTTCTGATATGTTGCGTACTTCTGAAGCGTGTCGGTGCTTGCCAGTATTAATCCTGACTTCGCGTTAGTTGTGTACGTGCTATCGGTTACTGTCATATACAAGGCACCGTCAACATACACGAGATGGGAGCTACCATTTATCTCGATACGGAGCCGCAGCATGGTGCCAGCCGCCCACGACGTTGTATTGGTTGATATGGTGGTTATTGCCCCGCCCGCACTGTTGTTTTGCCCCTTTACCAGCTTCATTCCGATGTTACTGCCCACCTCGTTAAAGAGCACGACGGCATAAGCAAAACATCCCTTATTTGCTGAGAACGCCGCCTGCGCAGTGTTGTATATAAGCCCCGTCCATTGATTTTGTGGTGGGAATGGAATGTCAACGCTAACGGTGTATGTGTGACCTGCTGTTATGGTGGGGATGTCAGCACAATACACGTACGTTTGCCCCTGGGCAGCCGTTCCGCTTCTTAGGCGCATGCCCTGATAAGCCTGCCCGGTATCGATAACAGAAGAACCCACTCCATAGGTCGTTATATTTGGCGTTCCCTTTAGGTCAACCGTGTGAATGTCGAGAGTGAGGTTTCTATCCCCGAAGTCGTGCGTGTCTATCTTTGTTGTGCCTGTTCCCGACCAGTCGGTGCTTTGAAAAAGGGCGTTCACTACGTCCTGTTTCCCCGTACCGTTATATCTGTAGCTAGTTCTGATGTTACTCTGAAACCCATATACGATGGGCGTGTATATGGGGTCTGTATTATTGTTGTTGAGAACGATCTTTACTCTGTACCCCATATCCGAGCTATTCACGGATAGACCGGGAACGACGCCGGGAACGGAGTCATTTTGCGTAGATGGGTCGTGCAAGTAGTATGTTAATCCCTGATCTACGGAAGTGTAGAACTGTGCGTCTGCTTTGGCGTTTCCCATATCATAATTGATGCTAAAGAAACTTGTTTTCATAATGCCAATGGAGGACATGCTTTTTACTGGCGATGTCCACACGCCCTGCTGATTGTAGGCTTGCATGGTTGTTAGGGATATATTGTAATAGCACTGCGCGGAAACATTGATGTTCTGCTGTAGCGTCCCGGTGAATATTGCTAGTTGGGTTGACCCTGTGCTGCTCGCTATTCTAGCGTTGCGGATATAGAAGCGATAATCACCCTGATTGTCAGACTCACACGCAACCATGAAGTAGTCAACAACGGACCCAACGCCAATTTCGTACAGTGGGAAGTAGCGCGTGTACCATTGGTCGGTGTACCCTGACAAGTCCGTACCAGGATGTAGGAGTAGTCCGTTTTGGTCGGTTAGCGAGTACTTATCGGGGGATGTGCCTGCGTTGTATTTGTAGTCTCGCAAGAAACCTATGGTTCCAGTGCTGCTATGGCCGTCGAGACCCATATAGTGTTGTGCATTGTCAGAAGGCACCCATATATCGTATACGAGATAGTCCCCTGCTACTATGGTGTAGGGGGTTGTACATATCTTATTGTAGAAGTAGCTGTTAGCGTTGGCTGCGGGCGTGCACGAGGCGGCGACCTTTAGTACCGTGTTCGTTTGTATCTGTAGCGTGTTTCCGACGACCGAGACAACCTGCTGTGTAACGCCCGAAGCATTCCAGTCGCTTGCGTTGGCAACGTTGTATACTAGATCGGTGCCAGCCGCCTGTAACTCTATGTCCCCGTTATTATTGGCCGTAGGTACAACGTTCGTCCCTGTTCCAAGTACGAATTGATCGTAGCTTTGGTAGCGGGCGTATGCTTGCGATACCTGAATGCCCTCAGTTACCATGTATAATGCAGCGAGATCGCTTAGGATATCCCCCGCAAAGTATCCGGAGTATGCCTTGATTGCAACACGCCTATCTGCACTCTCGTTTAGGTCAACACACGCTATCTCGTGCTCTGTCATGTTCGTGCCGTGGTCAACAAGCTCTCGTTTGCAGGTGTGCACGCGACCCGTAAAGATATTAATGTTGGGCGTGACAGAGATGTCTTGCACTTGTACATATTGTCCAGTGACGAATGTCCATAGGCCGCCCGTCGCCTCAAAGACAGTAAAATCTAGCGTGCTTCTCTCGTTAGTGATGTCTGACATGTGGAACGACCCGGCCTTAATTGCGGGCGTGGTTATGCCGTCTCCGTTGATGGGGTATCCCCCTACCGTGATAGAATAGTTAAAGCCTGTTGCCATGTCTTCTTTCCTTGCCTATGTAACAGATAATAAAATGAGAGGCTCGCCAGTGCCCTGTGATAGAGTATACCATAGAATGTATACCCTGTCCATACACAAAGCCACTAGTAAGCCTCTCAGTTTGTTTGCGGGCTATATACGAACGCCCTTCTTGCGAAGTTCCGCAACTATGTACGGACCCTCTAGTTGTGCAAGCTTTTTACCGTCAATAGTTATCGGTATTGTGATAGCGCCGATAATTTGCGCCGCTTGCGAGTCTCCATATGTTGTGCCGCCCCCGCCGCCAGTGGCGAAGGTACTGCTTCCATAATCCCACCCGCTGCCGGAGTCAGAGTTCGCATCCGAGCTTCCAAATGGGTTCATGCTAGCATTAAAGCCCTTGTCGTAGGTAACTTTCCCGTACTTGTTGGTCTTTTTACCGTGCGCCCTATCCCAGGCGCGGGCCTTTTTGCGTCGTTCCTGTTCATGCTTCCTATGGGCCGCCTTTTTCTCACGTTCGGATTTCTTTTCCGCCCGCAACTTTTCGCGCTCTGCCTTTTTGTGTGCGCGGTCTGTAAGGAGCTTTTTATGTTTCTCTTCCCTAAGCTTTTTCTTCTCTGCGCGCAGCTTTTCGCGCTCGGCTTTTTTGTGCGCCCTGTCATGCAGAAGCTTCTTATGCTTTTCTTCTCTAAGTTTTTTCTTGTGCTCTCGATCCTTTAGTAGCTTTGCGTGTTTCTGGTCTCTCAGTTTTTTCGCTTTGGCGCGCTTGGCAAGCAACTCCTTATGCTTTTTGTCTCGTTCCGCTTTTTTCTTAGCTTTGAGGGCCGCCGCTTTTTTGCGCTTCTCAGCCGCCTCTAACTGCATTTGGGCGGCTTTCATCTGCTTTTCGGCAGCCCCCTGGTTGGCGCTTGTCATGAGTCCTGATTGTAGGGAAGAGTTTCCTGGGCCGCCCTTTGTGCTTGCTATCGGGATAAGTTGACCGTGTGCAATCATAAGCCCTCCGCCCGCTTGTGCCATGCCCGCAGCCGTTGCGAAGTTCCCTAGCGCACTCTTGCCGCCGTGCATAGCGCCGGTTCCTGCGCCAGCGTGGTGGGTCGTGTGCGTCGTCTTTGTGTGTGTGCTTTTGGTATGAATGGGATTGCTAGAAGATCCCGGCTTGTTTGCGCCCGCTCCTCCGCGCTTGTTCCCGGCGTCGCCAATAGTACCAGCAGACCCAGTGCCGTACTTGTGTGGGTCGTGTTGTACGATGTGGCTGGGTGGCTGTTTGATAATCGGCCCCTGTGCGTTCTTGGCATACATACCAGACTGTGCAACGTTGGAGGGCGCTGCGGCCTTTAGTACGCTGGCCGTCTGTCCGTTCGTAAGAACCCTTGTTCCTGCCTGTAGGTTCACGATCTCAGGGCCATTTTCACCGACTAGGGCAGGACCACCTGGGGCGCTGTTTGTGCCCGTTGCGAAGTGTGGTATACTTGCGCCGGTCACACTATTCACCTTGTCGATAACGCTATTGGCAGCGCCGCCAATTTTGCCGAATATTCCCGAAACAGTGTTCCACATGCCCTGCACTACGTTGACGATACCCGCAACGATACCGGATATGAGACCGGCAGCCGATGTGAATGGACCCGACATAGCGGCCATAATCCCCGCGCCAGCCGCTCCGATAATCCCCACAATGCTGTTCCATATGGCCTGTACTTTTGCCACGATAGCAGCAAGCAACGCCGAGACGACTGCTACAATAGCGCTCCACCCCGCGCTAATAACGCCACGCACAGCCGCTATAGCCGCGCCAACTACCGACGTAACCCTGGCCCAGCCCGCCTGTATCACGCCGCCTATAGCGGACATCCAGCCGGATATCGTAGATTTGACCACGCCCGCAGCCGCAGACACCAGGGCCTTTACTTTGTTCCATGCGTCCTCAATCGGCTTGTGAAAATTCTTCCATATTGCCATAATTGCCAGGATAGCCAGCGTGAACGGCAGGAAGACCGTCAAGGCAAGGAACGCGATAGCTATCTTGAATATCGTCTTGATAACTTCCCACGACGCTTGAAAGAACTTTTGCAGTCCGCCCCAGATGTTCTTGGCAACCGCAACCGTACCATTCCAGAAACCGGATAAGAAGTTACCTATGGCAGAGAACGCCATCTTAAAGCCCGATATCAGGGGCGCAAATGTGGTAAGCAACCACTTAGTGAACGCATCCCATATTCCCTTGAGGAATGCGGTTACTTGTGTCCAGTGTGTCACTAGCAGGACGATACCGACGACTAGAAGGGCTATGGCCGCTATGATAAGCATTATAGGCCAGGTGGCTGCAATCATCCCGGCTGCGGCTGCCCAAGCGCCCGCTGCCCACGCTCCGAAGCCCGCAACCATAGCCGGTATCGAGGCGATAAACGACGGGATAGACTCCGTTACGAACGTCACCACACCCAGAGCCATTTTTTGCATCGATGCGACGAACTGAGGGATGGACTCCGTTACAAAGGTCATAACGCCCGCGCCCATCTTCTTCATGCTACCTATGAATTCAACGGCGGCCTTAATATTGAAGTCAGCAAACTGTTTGATCATTCCTGCTATCTTCATGGCACCGATAGCGACGCCCAGGCCGATAAGGGCGCGTGTTACAGCGTCAACTAGGGGCTTGTTCTTGCTGAATGCGTTAGCGCCGTCTGTTAGACCTTTCATGAGGCCCGTAAGCATAGGTAGTATCTGAGTCTGTATCATCTTTGCGAAGTCACGCAAGGGACCATTAGCGGATTGATTGATAACCGCGCTAATTCTCAAGACCGCAGCCACGAGGTTAGCCGCCTGAACGCTGAACGCCCTCATTTGAGGAGACGTTAAGACATCCATAAATATCTTTATGCGCTCCCTAGTGGAGTCTACTATTGACTTAACGCTGTTCATGGCGGAGTCGAATGCTGGCTTTAAGGCCATGACAAGCCCTATTATTTTATTGATGGGGCCGGGTATTTGCCCCGTAGTGGATGTTATGACCTTTACGAAGTCCGCCGCCTTTTGAGCCGCGCCTGACAGCGTTGTACCTATCCTGGCTATCATGTTGGCTATCGGCCCGCCCTGCACTGCAAGCCCAGAGAACGCGCCTATAAGGGGGGTTATAGCCCCCATAATGGACCCTAGAGCCGGTAGAAGAGACGTACCGATGTTAATCTTGACAACATCAAACGCCGCTTTCATCTTGTTGGCTTGTGCGTGGAAAGTTTGTTCTGTAAGCTTAAATGCGTCGTCGGTTGTTCCCTGCGCATGATTAAGGTCGTTTAGGGTGCTTTTGTAGTCCTTGATGTGGTCGCGCAGCATCATATAGGACTTCGCTGCAACGGAGTTGTTGTTCATCAGCTTCAACGCCACAGAGTCGTTACCCTTAGTTACCTTGTTTACGTATTCAATTTGATCCCCCAGGCTCATTGTCTTAAACTTGGTGGCATCGAATGATATGCCCAGGGCCGTGGCGTTCTTCGCCATTGACGCCGTTTTGAGGGACATCATCGTCATGGCGTTTTGGAGGTAGGTACTGCCCTTTTGTGCCGACATACCGGAGTTAGTGAACGTTGCTAGGGCCGCGTTAGCCTCTTGAAAGGTGTGCCCGCTTGCTTTGGTGGTGACAGATAGCATACCGACGACGTGCGCATAGTTGCCGTACTCCATCTTGCCTGCGGATACGGTCTTCGTCATGATGTCGACTGCCGATTGAGCCGATAGGTTATTTTTCCCGAACGTATTAATCGCGCTTGTTGCGCCGTCTGCTACCGTGAGGGTGTCGGTCATACCAGCCGCAGCGGCCTTAGCAGATGTCTTTAGCAGGTCTAGAGCCGCCTTGCCGTGAAACCCCGCCGACTCTACAAAATAAAGACCCTCGGCCAGGGATTTAGGGGACTGCCCAACGTCTGAGGCCATCTTTAGAACCGAGTCAGACATCTGTTTCATGTTTTCGGTCGCGGGCGCAGCAAGGGCCTTGACCTTTGTCATAGCTGACTGAAAGTCCGCCGCGCTTTTTACCGATGCAACGCCAAAAGCGCCAGCCGCTAAGCCGACGCCGCCAACCACGCCCGCAAGAGGGGCGAGGTGTCCAACCATGCCAGCTAACCCGCCGCCAGCCTTATCGCTGGCATCCTTAACGGTGCTTCCCACCTTCGCCATCTTGTTTTGAAGATCGGAAATGTCGCCAGTTACTCTGACAACCAATTCACCTATGACATCATCTGACATGCTTGTCACCCCGTCCTATCTGTTCTCGTTCTTGGCTTTTTCTATTTCGTCTTGTTCCTCTTGATATTCGATCTCAAACAGGACGCCCCACTGCATGATTTCGTAAGCGGACATTCTTTCCAGAAGTTCAGCAACGGTCATGCCCCCCAACCTAGAAGCTATACGGAAATATAACCTCTCTTCAGTTAGGGTGCTGGTTAGTTTTTTCTTGCTTGTTCCTTAGCATCGGCATTCAGGCCGGATACTTCCATAACCTTAGCAGCGATCTTTTCCTGGGCCTCGCCTGACTTCTCGAATACTACGTCCTTGTCGGTGTCTTCAAAGATGCGCTCGCGGCTCTCAGGATCATAGCAGCATTCCACGATGAGGAATGGATACAACTTTGAGATGTCCGGGTTGCCGTCTTTGTCCATGCAGGTGTTCAGCATGATTGCGCGAGCCTTGCCTGACAATCCACGTACCAGGATTTCGGTATCCCACTCTTCAATGTACAGTTTCTCGCTTCGGATATCGTCCTTAGCTAAAATTGCCTGCCGTAAGTTCTTAGCGCTGATTGATGCCATGATATTTTTCCTTCTTTCATCTGACTGTCGAAACTAAGTGAACAACTATAACTGTAATTTAGAAGTAGTAAATTTGACCTACCGAGACAAACGTTACATCTTCCATAACAAGATCCTGGGCCGCAGCCTTAATGGAGTCCTGAGACATGAGGGCATACATCGCGTAACCGTGATTGTTCACCGTGTCGGTGTACATAATCACGCCGAGTGGTGTCCCTGCATTGATCTTTGACAACATGTTGGTTGTCGATAGTTCAATCTGATAGAACCTCGTGAACTTTGCCGAGGCGCTTCTGATAACTGGTTGCTGTATCTTCCATGAGCTATTTAGGACGGTGGTATCCTTAAGGTCCACTTGAACGTCAAGCGACCAGTCCGTAGCATCGGCAACGATGGCCGTTGGAAGATAAGACATAACCGATAAGCGTACCTGCGTACCTGCTGAATTAGCAACCGTGAACACGACCTTGCCTATCGGATATTGGATAGTGAACCCGGTTGTTACCGGCGTCCATGTCGTACCGTCTGGCGAAGTTTGCACTGTCGTCGTCGCTGTATTGTCAATGACTCTGTGAGCCGCGTTAGTAATGGTATAGACGGTTAGATCTGGTGACGTGGTTGCTTCGTTAGTCGTTGCAACGCTTGTACCAGACATGTATATCGCGCCTACGTTCCCGAATATGGCAGTGATAATGCACCTTCCTTGCTATTCGATACGATAAATAGTTGTGGGGATATTTCACCCCACCGTAAAGCTATGCGTAGGTAATTGCGCCCGTACCGTCGAATGTGAGATCGAAAGTTACGACTGCTTGCGCGGCGTCCTTAATACTAAACTGCTTAATCCACGCGCTGCCTGAGTAGCTATTTGTGCCACCGTTCACGGATAGGGCCAGTGCTACGGAGCTTGTACCCGTCAAGATTGCATTCTGAATGGTGGTCTGCTGTGCATCGGTCATGTACCAGTTGCAAGTAATCTTGCCAGACCATGACTTAATGCCGCCGATTTGGTCTTTCCAGGCGTCTGCCATGATGGTAGTATCAAGGATGTTTACCTGAACATCTAAGTTCCAATCGGTCACTTCGGCAATTAAAGCGCCGCCTACTTTGGCCGTTCCACCATACCCAGCGAGTGCTGCCATGTTTGTATTCCTATTCTATAGCCAATGTAGGCTATGCTTGTGTGCTTTTCTACTGATAGTAGTATAACACTATTACTAGATAAAAGTAAAGGGTCTTAGAAAACTAGGAATTTTCCTGCGTGTACACCCTGAACTGACAGATTTGGTGTCGTATCTCGTATGGGGCGTCGTATTCGGTAGTCGTGCGCGATAGTGTGGCAATCGTTCCCGTATGCGTGTGACCGACTAGCGTAAGGGGTTTCTCGTCAATGAGATTGTCAACAAGGTTCTTTAGTTGCTGTATCTCTATGTTTCCCTTGTGTCTGCTATAGATGTCGATCGTAGCAATGATATTCTTTCCCTTTTTACCGAATACATTAAAGGGCGTCTCGCTTGCGAATCCTATCTGAATGTATGGGAATATCCCGTCCTTTGGCGCGGAGTCGAATATTCTATCTCCAACGATGTTGGTTACTGCTGTAGTATTTGTTAGCAATGAGAAGAACGCCATCTGGACTGCCCACTGAGCCGTAACCGTTGGATGTAGCACCACCTGGGACGATGTCTTAAACTTCTCTACCGTAGTGGTCGCTAGCTTTATGGAGGTTAGTGACTTCTCTATTGCGGGCGTCGTCATATGAAACGACATCCTAAACTTCTCTACCGTGACAGATTTAAGTCGCGCCCTAACGCTAGATTTCTCTATGGCAGGCGTGGATAGCTTGCTACGGACTTGAGAGGGCGCTAGGACGGGCGTAGATCCTTTAGACCTAACCTTACTAGTCTCGACTGCTGAAGCCCTCAATTTGGCTCTAGTTACGTTTTTCTCTATGGCCTGCGTCTTGAGAGATGCGAGTGTCTTGTCTTTTTCCACTAGAGGCAGCGACATCTTTGCGCGTACGACGTCCTTCTCGACTGCTTTGGTGGTTATCCCCACCCTAACAGCATCCTTGGCTATGCCTTTTGTGTATATTTTAGAAGCAACCTTGTTTTTCTCCACCGACGCAGTTCTCATAGCGGCGCGGATATAGGTTTTTGCTATCGATGTGGTGGCGCATGCCACCGTAGGCACAACAAGGTCGTCATATGAATAACTATTTAACTCGGCGTTGATCCCGTTTCCCAGCTCCCCAAATCCCGTTTTTCCTGTCGCGTTAATCGTTGCTGATTGCGTGCTAAAGCTTTGGGTTACGTTCCATGTTCCCGGCTCTGAAGTACCGTCTGCCCAATATCGCACGTATACGGTTGTGCCTTGTACCCTAGTCCTAGTCCAGTACCACGTACCATCTGTCATTGGTGCAGATGTATTAGCTATAGTCGTGGGTGTCGATCCGTTGTAGTACGCTACCTGAATGCTGCCGTTGAACCTAACGTATAGGCAGTTATTGATTGAGGCGCTTGATAGTCTGAAGAAAACATGCAGCCTGTGTCCTGGCGAAAAACCGTACAGAAATCTTGCTAGTACTTCACTATCTGCCTGCGTGCTAGCGCTGTTAAGCGTCATGACCTGCGGACCGCCAACGCTACCATTGACTATACCCACGTTAGACGTTATGGTAGTGTTGCCGAGACTCCCCAAGAACGCAGACCAAGCATGCCCATCGGACGCCGTGCCTAGCGTAGATGCGTTTGCCCTTGTAAAATTGTCTGTTCCTACAACCGTCATGCACGGCCCCCTTCCTGATGATACTGCTTACTAGATGGTGTTATAGGTGATATTGATGAGACATTGCTGAGGGTTGCCAATAGGTGACTGGCCGCTAGGAATAAACGCCCCTATCCAAAATTGCTGCTGAGAGCCGGATGCAATGCTACCAACCGACTGAGACCCTGCAAAGCCCGCGCTAATGGACGTGATAGACACGTTACAGTCAGCGAAGCCGCTTGTTGTCGATGGAGATGAATTAGACGGTGTGATGGCCGTGCTTTGTGCCGTTTGATCCCCGGCGTTGTATGCGTACCATGTGCCGACATTCGTGGTTCCGTTGGCTGCGGCGTTGGTCCCGTCGTTGCTAATTCCGTTCGTCTGATCTCCAACGGCAAGAACATAGTTCCACTGCACAACCGCAACGCTATTGGCGTGTGAGATGGTTGTTGCTTTGGCAAGGTTCAGGGTGTTGCTTGTGATGCTGGTGTATGCGATTGTCTCAAGGTTCCCGGCTGTATCAATATCGATGATACCCTGTGCTGGCATGCCCGCAGTAGTTGTGCAGATGATGGCAGTAGCACCGATGGCAAGCGTGCCGCCGTTGTTTAGGGTGGTGCTAACATTGGCCGTGTGTGCCACTTCGCTAGCGTGTGCGTTGTCGGTATAGACCTTAATGATTGCTGGCATGTAATGCCCTCCTATGCTTTCAAAGCTAATGCCATTAGAGCGGCAAAGCTAGCAACTAATAACTCACGTTCAATTTCTAAAGACGGTATCATGTACGGCTGGGCGTCCATCTTAGACGTTCCAAACTCTAGGAATGCTGCATATTCGGTATCGGCCAGTGCCTCGGCGCTGAACATTCCCGGCGCAAGATAGGCCACAACCCTAGAGCGTATGCTATCCCTAAGCATGCCAGTGTCAACGGGCGCAAGATATGCAGCACCAATTGCTATGCGTTCTGCGCTTGCAGTTATCTCTTTTTCCATTGCCGCAGTAACCGCCGCCAACTTCCTCGCTATCGCTAGCTCTATCATTGACGCGCCCGATACAGAAACCCTAATGCTAGACACCCTGTATCCCACTTTCTGTACAGAACAATTGCATGTACTTGCGCCGACTGTTTACGTCGCTAACCCTGGTTATCTCTAGGATAGCCCCAGACTCTTTCATGTGTACCCGGCAGGCTTTTGTTATTCTAGCATCGTAGCGAACGGTGATAACGGTGGTTATCGTTGTGGCTAGTTGACCTGCTGCAATAACCATGCCCCCAGATTTATCCTCAACGGCTCCCCAAACGGTTGCTATGGTTGACCACGTTGGAGTACGACCGCCGCCAGCGTCAATAGCGTTTCCCGATATCGCCTCTATATACAGTTGGTCCCTCAAGAATGAGGCGGGCATAATTCCTAATTTAATAAGTTGTGCTAGGCTTTGTGGTGGCTTAGGCATTATATGAGATTGATCCTCTCTTGATTAAGCAGGCACATAGCCCCGGTCTCCATAGCCGCCCCGTCCCTATCATCAAAGTAGGACATGATAAGCATATACATAGCCTCTAAAATGTTCTCGCTTAGCAGTGAGAAGTCGCTGTACCCGGCTATGTATGTTAGCTTGACCCTGTGTGTGTATTCGCGTGTGAGGAACGCGGTCGTAAATGCGCCGTAGCGTGTCGTAACGATCGCTGGGACGCTGTCAAGGTCTATATCCAAATAGTTGGCGGGCATAACGTTCCATACCCGGTAGTGGTCCTCATAATAGATTGACGCCGTTGGGTTTCCGGTCGTTGGATCGGTTACAGACAGGAAAGATTGCACTGGCGACATCGGGACAAAGATCTCTCTAGACTGTCCTCTAGTGCCTCCCAGGTGACCGACAAGTGGTCTGTCTGTTTCGACGATACTCTGATAGGTCTGAGAGGCTATAGCCATCCCTAGCACGTTCTCACACGTCCTACGGGCAGACTTAATGATCCTCGTTATGGTAGCATTGTTTGCATCGTCGGTCACGCGAAGATAATCCTTCGCATCCGCTAATAAAATGGGTTCAACGGTTGATGCTACGATAACTTTAGTGCTCATTGTATGCCCCTCTCTTTAAAATAGGTGGGCGCGGTTGCACCCATATTATGTAGTGCATAGTCCCCCGCGCCCGATAAAATCAGATTACTAGTGTGGTCATTGCTCCGCCGAGGTGACGTGCGTGTGACAGGACTGCGACCGCGCCAACCGAAGCGCCGGTGCTAACAGTTCCGCCCAAGGCAACCTGGGCCTTGAGGAAACGCTTGCTACCTTTGTATCCGATAGCGTTGGTGACGTTTGCCGTACCGGTATTCGTCGCTGGGTATGCCCCGCCGATAATATCAGACGTAGCTACAGCCGTGTATGTGCCGTTGACTGTCGCACACTCTACCAGCGACAAGTCAACCGTGCATGCGCCGGAAACCGCGCCAGTGTTGAATACGAAGGTTGCGCTCTCGTATCCCTGGGTATCAACCGCAACCGCGCCGGTTGTCGTGCTAGCAGTAGCAAGAACCGGAGGTACGCTGAGTACCAGGGAAATGTTATTTACTAAATCTCGTGTTGCCATTGTATAATTCTCCTAATTGGATGCTATCCTAATTCAACCTCAAAGCCCTTGAGGGTGATAATGATCGGTAGTGCTGAGCCGCCCGCAGTAAGGTAGTCTAGATAGACTTCCAATCCCTGGCCGGGATCAATTTCGTACAGTTCGTCATGCCCCATAATGTTTAACACTGTTGGGTTTGATGGGTCCGTACTACTAACATAGACGGGCGTTCCATTTACCGGCCCTGTCGGTGTCGTTTGCGTGTCGTATTCTAACGTGACTACCGACGCCGTACCAGCAGCGTGCATGCTCTTGGCAGATCCGCCAGCCGTTAGACCGGGATCACTTGCTAGGGCGGACATCATCGTTACAACGTTTGTCTGGCCGGTTCTTACTTCAGCACTGTAAATGAATACGCTCTTTACGTTAGTAGATGGGTTCCAAAGGACGAACTTCGTGTTTTTGTTCGTGACTCCGATTGCCAGGGGCGCGCCAGTCGTGGTATTCACGTTCTGGTATACAAACGTTTGCCCGGCCAGTGCCATCTTCCATACGAGATTGTTCTCTACTACGTTGGCCGACTGGTCGTACAAATTTATCTTAAATGCCATGTTGTTACCTCCATGCTATGGTGGGGAATGTTTCATCCCCACCTTACGAACTAGGAAACGGAGGTTTTAATTTTCAGCATTGCCTCTGGCAAGAGAACCTGGCCGCCAACACGTTTACGAACGATCAAAGCAATCTGACCGGACTCGGCGTATTTTTCCACCAAACGCTTGACAACCATAGTCACGCGGTCAACAACGATGTACCCACGACGGAAATCACCGAACATCACCGAGTAGCTGTTACCAGACACCAGGGGCATGTCAATGCATTCACGATAGGGCTGCGCGAGGATAGTGTTAGGTTGTGATCCGAATGCAGGCGCCCAAAGGTACTGGCCGTATGCGTCTTTCATCGTACGGACCTGACCAACGGTTGCGCGGCGCATTAACCACGTTGCGTTCGTTGCGTATGTCTCCGGTAAGGAGTAGTAAGCGCCAATGAGTCCATCAGGAGTCAATGCACTTGCGCCCAGTCCTGGGGCATAGTTCACGAGGGCATTGGTCAACAAGCCTTCGGGTTTGCCAATTCCATCACCGGAAACGAAGGCCGCGCCCTCAGCAACACCGAACTGTTCCGAACATTCTTTACGGATTTCTGCTTCAATGTCGAACGCGCTATCTTCAAGATCCTGCTCGCTGACAATGACTTCGGCATACAGTTCATGGTTAGGAATATCTTCCATACCATACTTCAGACCGGCAGTTTCAGACTTCGCGCCCGTCTCAGAAATCCAGCGTGCTGCGAACGTGCCTTTACGAACTGGCTGGCGGATAGAGCGGTTAGAGGTGCTGCGAACGGTCGCAACTTCACGGACTGGTGAGAAGTTGATGATACCCTTGATAATGTCGTTGACCATCTCAGAGTAGGCCAACCAACCGCCAGCGCTATCATCAGACAAGCTTAAGGCTTTTGCTTCTGTCTGGGAAACGATAGGGAGTTGTTTGCGCTCGTCACCGCTTAGGCTAGTGTATCCGCCGCGCATCGCTTTTAGGAGAATGCCCTTGTACTGTGCATTGCTCTCGTCGGTTGTGGTGTGGCTTGTGCTGAAGTCTGGACGGCTGGCTTTTGTCTCTAGTTCGTCGATGCGTGCATTCAAGGCGTTGACCTTGTTAATGCTTTCCTGCAAAGCGGCGTCCTTAGAGTCCATAGCGTCTTTCATTTGGTGCCAATTAGATCGGATCTCGTCGGCAACTTTTTTCATTTCATCGGTCATGATTAAATGTCCTTCTGACTTGGTGTCATGAGTTTCAATAGGTCGTTGAATGGATTTACATCCTTCGTTGACACTTCCAATAAAAGGGATTGCATAGCCGCGAGACCACTTTCTTTTGTCTCGGTTTCATCGGTTGGAGTGACCACTTCGTCTTCTGACTTTGTGACCGGCTCTTCTTCCGTATGCTTAGCGACATCTTCCAGCCCACCAGAAGTAGACATATCAATGTTGTCGCCACCATTTACAATCTTATGTAATTCGTTCAAGTGACCAACCGCGCCCTTAACGTGGGTTACGATAGCCGTCTTGTTTTTATCTGAGAACGTCGCCCCGGCTTTTGCCGATAGCTCCGTATCATCACTACAGTAGTATGAGGCCCCAGGCCCCTCTGTCTGTTCCTGCTGATCGAGGTAGTCAGCGACGCCCAGGTCTATACCCTCTTGAACATACGCCCTAAGGGCGGATAGAAAACCCTTACCATCAGGCCCATCATTTAAGATGGTGTTGTCGAGATCTTCCATAGGTTGATCCCCAATGTCGAACGCATCCATTAGTGCTGACTTCAAGGCCCCCACCAATGTATAGAAGTCTGCGTTCATCCAATGACCAATTTGTGCTACCCTGTATTCGTCGCCAAAAGCTTTGCGCCCTGTCTTATCCATTGCTTTTACCGTATTCCTTGCCACCAGTGCAGCGCCGTTAGCGGGCATAGTAACAATACTTCCCTCGAATAGTTGTATCTCTTTTAGGAGACGTACGTTGCTGCCCTTCTGCATGCCGTCCTGTAAGACCCTGTAACCGATAGACATAGCCCGCAGATAGCCCTTCTTAATTCCGGAATATGCACGCCTTCCCTGTTCGATGTCCAGATCTAACTGACCCACAACCCAGAGTCCATCTTTCCGCTCCTCCATCTCCACAAAGCCGCCAATAGGCTCCTCGGTTTGGTGTTGCCATAAAATCGGGTAAAGATAGGGATTCTCTTCGCTCTTCATTGCGTACGCTTCTGATAGTGTTTTCTTGTATGCCCCAGGTACTACTGCGTCTTTCACCTTGTCAACGTCGTACGTGCTGAGATAGCCCTGAAAGCTACCGTCGTCGTCGTTTGTTGACTTGATGCTAAACGCTAAGTTTTTCGTCTGATACTTCAAAATGTTTTCTCCTGTAAATACGACTAAGGCAAGCAACCGAGCCAGGAAGAAAGGAGAGAAAGACCTGCCCGATTGCTATACTTAGTATACACGCTTCTACGAATAGTGTCAAGCTTATTGCACTATACCTTTAGTAATTGTCTTCACCTCGTTGATAACTTTGGAAAAGAGAAGGTTTTCTACTGACTTATCGCCCTCTGTTTGGTCGCCCGCTGCCGGTTGCTTTGGCGCGTCCGCTGCCGGGTTTCCACCCTGCGCCCCCGATGCCTGGGGTTTATTCCCTGGTACCGTTGCAGGTGGTGGTGGAAGTATCTGTGGTGGCTCCGGCTCGGTGTTGATCTTTTCCGCATCCTCTAGGATAACGTTCTTAGTGTTGTAAAGCATTTCAACTTCCTTGTCAACGTCATACCCTAGTTCCTTGCGTGCCTCACCATGACTAAGCAAGCCAGCATTCCATACGGTGGTGACACGTGTGACAAGTGAGTCCCTGTTGTCTTGCAACGCCTCTATATCGTCCTTATTGTAGTCATAGTAACAATCGAACCGCGCCCCCAGGAATGCGTTAAGCTCCTCACGTAGCGTATCCATAGTTGGGAGCGCCGTCTCCATTAGGAAGGACTTGCGAGCCTCACCATAGTTGCTGTACGTCTTGTTGGCGCTATCCCCCAGCAGTTCAGGAGGGACGCCGATGATAAGGGCTATTTCCTTAGAGTGTTGGCGCTTATCGTTTAGCCAGTCCACATCCATAGGCGATAAGCTAAACTGCTTCCAGTCTACGTCACCCTGCAACACGAGGGGGCGGCCAGCGTTACGTGCACTGCTGTATGTGCGTGCAATCTCTTTTTTGATCTGTGCTAGGGCCTGCGGGGATAGTTGACCCTTGCTAACAATCGCGCCCGATGGCTTACCACTGTTTTGTTTAAGGGCTAAGTTCCAATCTTCGCCAGCTTCCATACTGTCAACTATGGTAGCAGCAACCGCGACCGGGGATAATCCCAGGAAGTCGTCAAACGGATTGAACGCCCTCCACTGCATAATCACCTCTGCCGGGAATACCTTCTCGTTATTGCCTACACGGTAAATGTAGGAGTCAACGAGAGACTTACCGGGAACAATCGTCATACGGTCTGGGCGCAGCGTCCATAACTCCTTGGGCAGTCCGTTCTTCGGTCCTGCTGTAGTTAGGTAACTGTTACCAGCGATGTAGTAGAAGCTGACCATTTGCTTAATCAGTGCCGATTGCCGTGTTTGTGGGTTGGGTGTGCGCAGGATATCGAGACCTGGGTGTGTGTCGAACTTTTTCTTCTTGGTCTCGTCTGCGTACACCGACCAACTAATGCCCGCGCATGCATCGGCAATGTAGCTAATTGCGCGGTACAGATACGGATTAGCTCCATATGCCTGGGCATAGAGGTTATAGTTGCGAGGGCTTTTGTATGGCTGCCCGTTACCACTTGACACGCTTGACGTTATCAATGCGCCAACCGGGTTATCCTTGCGTTCAAGTCCTATCGCCCCCAGCACCCTATCGAATAAGTCCATGTGTGGTTACACCTTTCCTTTTGTAGTCGTTATACAAATAGTATACACTATGCCCATCGTTATAGCAATCTTTAAAAGTCGTCCTGCATAAAGTCGCGTTCCTCAGCATCTTCTATTTCCTCAAACGTTGGGAACGATTGATCTAGTGTGTGACGTTTCGATGCATCCCCTCGTATGTCATCGTCTAGCAAATGTACGCTAGGAGTTACCATAGAGGACATGTAGTAAGCGGCCATAGATAGCGTATCCACGAAGTCGTCATGTGACCCTAACGGAAACATTGCCATCTCGTTTACTACTATCCCACTGAAGTGTACGTGCTTAGGAAAGTACACCTTGCCATTCCCCATCATGACTGCCGCAGGCGTGGCTCTCACAACCTTGTCACCCTTGCCGTTAGGAGAATATGCGACGACTGGTATGCCCTGCTGTAGCAACTGCTGTACGACCGATAGCTGATACCCTACGCTCTCGATTGCCATAAAGGACGGGCTATATCTATAGAACGCATCCTTAAATAACGCTATCTGCTGCGGGTTGTCAAGCCTATCCCGAAGCATGTCTATCAGAATAAGATCGCAGTCAGGAGTAAGCGCCCAGACAGACACGACCGTGTAGTCGCTGGTTGTGTTCTTGGTGATGGCTAAGTCTGCTGTAACGAATACTTGGCAGTCGTTCTCGTCAATCGTTTTGGCCGTGCCATCTTTGGTAGTGAACTGATAGTATTTGTGTAGTCCATCGTCGAACGTTGTGTAGTGCCTTATCCATGCCGTCTTGAATATTTGCCCACCTGCCGGGGTCGGTCGCTGCTGGAACTGTGAGGCAAAGGACTGTGGACCTATCTGTGTCTCTAGTTTGTCCAGTTCGTTCTTTCCTATGCGTTCCTTCCATAGCGCCTCGTTTTCTTCGTTGCGTGGGTCTTCGTATGCCAGGGATGTAGAAAAGGTTTTCTTTCCCTCGTATCGCGCCGGGATAACAAGAGACTCCCACGTACCGCCAAGTTCCATAAGCATGCCGGGGATGTCGTTCTCATGCAACCTCTGTGAAACGTTTACTATCGCGCCCGTCTTCTGATTGTTTAGGCGTGTACAGAATGCCTCGTTAAACCACATATTGGCCGCCTCACGTGTGGCTCCACTGCCACTATCCATAGCGTTTAGCAGGTCGTCCGCAACAAGGAAGTCAGCACCGAAGCCAGTTACGCTGCCGCCAGTTGAGGTTGCGAACATGCCGCCGCCTGATGTGTTCTCGTAACTACCCTTGGCGTTTTGATCCTTGGCTAGCTGGACTACATCGCCCCATAAGCGCTTGTACCAGTCGCTCTCTAGGATAAGACGCCTGCGCCGCGACATGCTATTCGAGAGTGCAAGCGCATACGACGATGTGATGAACCGCTTATCTGGTTGCGTAGTCCATACCCAGCAGGGGAATGCGATTGACACCATGATAGACTTCATATGCCGTGGGGGGATGTTGATGTTCAGGCGCTTTATCTGGCCGTCCCTTACCGCAGTCATGTGTTCTGAGATGCAATCGATAAACCACCCATCGGTGTATTCGACTCCCGGCTCTATGACGTGCCAGCACCCTGCTATGAAGTCCTTGAGAGATGCACCATACAAGATTGACTCCATCATGTCGCGCTTCATTTGATGTAGATCTTGCATGGTGTATTGCTGGATAACGTTTTCTTTCTTGCTTGTTGGCATGCTACAGCCCCAACTGTCTGCGGATCTCGGCTAGCGGCATATCAACCAACGACATGCGCAGATCGTCTTTGATCGTCTCGATATCTGGACCCTTCTCTTGCGGGCCTTCGTCGTTGGTATTCATGTTCTGTCTGATGTCCGTAGCGACGCCTAACGCGATACGTCCAACCTTCTGATACTCCATCACTTGACGGGATACTGACTTAATGATCTGGTACTTCTCGTCTAGATCTTCGGCAGCCTCTAGTTTGTCGAGAATGATCTGTAGTGCCTCTTCGGCAAGCGTACGGCACACACCATCAAATTGTTCGATTGCCGCAGCCCTATCCTCTATGGTGCGTGCTAGTGCAGTCTTGTATGCTGCTTCCTCAGCGCCTATACGTTGCCGTGACCACTTTTCCTCGGCAGCGCGTACCCGTATCTGCTGTACGGGGATGTTCAGGCGTTCTCCCACTTCTACCATAGTAGGATATTCAATTGTGCCGTCGTCGCTCTTCTCACCCTGCACATAGAGGATGCGGGCCTCATTCCAGGGATGTCGTACCTGATTGCCTGCCTTACCAAAGTTGCCTTTATTGTTTGCCCGCTTGTCGTCGGGCCGTGTGCTTTGTGCCATAGTAGTAAACCTTTTCTTCCTAACTAGAGAACGTTTTCTTCCAATACTAAATAATGCATCCTTGCAAGAAAAGGTTTTCTATCCCTGAACTTCTGGCTTCGGTGTCGCGTTGAACACTACGCCCGCAGGCACGGAGTCAGGAACGATGGGTGTAGTAACCGGGGCAATCGGAGCTTCTGGCATACCAGCATGCGAGACATCAACCATAGCAGGTGCCTGCGCTGGGGCGTTCCCTCTGATTATGTCCTGTAAGCGCTTGCCTAGTTCAGCGTACACTTCGTCAAGTGCTTTAGGGTCAAGAGCGATCTGTTGCGTGGTCGCTTTGTCGATGGTTGGCTTACCAGCAAGACTAATGTTATTGTACGATGCTTTGGCGCTATCACTTACGAGATTAAGGGCCGTTGCTACTCCGCTATCGCCTTGTGCATTGAAGTACTTAGCAATGGCCTGTAACAGCGACACGACTGCGGCAGTAACGCTTGCAATGATGAGGGTTCCATTGATAGGCGCTCCGGTTGCAACGGCACTAGTGACCACTACGCCAGCACTAGTAAAGGCACCGATTAGCAGGGACTTGCCGAAGCGTAGTATAGCGCGTTCCATAGGAGTCATAACTTGGTTGTTCGACGCCTTAGCAATAATGTTTGTCATTCTGTTGTTTTTCCTTTGTGTGTTGTATGCGTACAGGAAGGTCACTAGAGACCCTGCGTTATTCGTTAGTATGATTATACCACAAACTAGTACATAAGTCACTAGCGACCCTCTCATTGACGCTACGGATACGCTATAGCCACGTTGCTACGTTGTCTTTAAGATCCCACGAACACGACGCTTTACTGAAGTGCTGTAGGGCAATCGGGTTGCCTTTAACGTTTACCAGTGGCTTACCGGATGCGTCATTCTTCTGCTCGGCGTTCAGGGGGACGCCCTTGAAGTCGTGGTTCACAAGGTGGTCAAGCCAACTATTGTAAATTCCCCCGCCTTTGGGATAGGTCACGCCCGTACCGCTCCATAGCGCATCGGCGTATGCGTTGAACTCTGCTGTTGCCACGCTCTTGTCATAGACACGTACCAGGGGCTTATCTGGCGCTGGCTTCGGATGCGTTGCCGTGCTAAGTTGGTTTAGCTTAGCGCCGGTCTTTGGGTTCCATCCTGCCGGGAACGGTGCAAGCCAGGGTTGACGTATCATGCACGCCCAATGAATGCCTAGGGCGGAGGCCCTATATGTGCGTGGTTGCGGTCGTGGTACGTTGTTTCCCTGCAATGCGCCCGTTACGTTGGCTGGGTCGTGTACAATGTAGTCACCTGTATCCTTGTGATATCCGGTGATGGTGAAAATGTGTGATCCTGCTGCGCCCCACCAATAGGGATTAGCGCCGAGTCCAACGTCGAACACGGTGTTTTCGGGAACGGTCACGATAACAGGATAGCCGCTATCTAATGCGCCGTGTATGCATGCGATATCACTTGCTTGCACGCTATTAGGCCCGATGTCCACAATATCAAGGTAGTGGGAAGACCCGCTATTCGGCAGCGCTTTGGTGATGAGACGATGCATATCTGGTATGGATACGCCGCCGTCCATGTTAGCGCCGTTACTTCCATACTGGTTGGAATATTCTTGCAACCACCATGCGTCAATTGTGCCTAAGCTAGCACGCACGCCTGCCCCAGGTGCACCTGCATAGCACTGTAGTGCCGCAGCAACGAAGCCACATGCGAATTCTGTTCTCCCTGCCAAGAACTGACTCAGCGTAGCCAGATCTATCACCTCGCCTGTACTGTTTAGTTTCACTGTCAATCTATTTTCCTCCTGCTATTTGTGCGTCGCTGATAAGAGACTGGATAGCGTGTACTAGTGTGACTGCCTTAAGAGCTTCGTCGGTTGCGGTTGTGGATGCGTTGGCGGTTGCGTCGGCCAGTGCTTTCTCAGCATCGGAAAGTTTCGCGTTAATGCCAGCGATCTCAGTAGAAAACGATTTCTGTAGATCGTCTTTTTCCTTCTGTAGCAACGTGTTGGACTCGGTTGAGGCAAGAAGCTTACCATTCAGCGCGGCTATAACCTTCTCATTCTCTAGGATAGCGAGGTTCATGTTCGTATCGACGTGTGCAGCATACACGGAGCCGGTATGTCCTGCCGGGGAATCGTACTTGCTTAGTGGGTCGTATACGAGGATACCCCTCTCGAATACCTGAAACACGTTACCCGCCGTGTCCAGTGGAACTTCGTTTGTCTTTGGCAGTCCCAGGAACGTCAATCCACATAGATCACTATTGCCGTACGCTACGTACTTCGCCAGGATGCCGCCCTTTAGTTGTTTCAACGTTTGTTTGCATACCCACACGCCACCGAGTGCAGCACTAAAGTAGTTCTGTACTTCCTTGTTATTCAGGTCAATAATCATTTCCACCTCCATAGGTTGGTTGGCTAAGAATGCCACTAGCTCTTTAATCGGATATGGACCTGGGCAAAAACTTCGGTTCACGCCGTCGATATCACTATGGAATACAATGCTTCCACCGTCGTCACCATATTTGCGAACTAGATTAAAGTGCCTCGTTAATAAATCCACTAGTGCGAAGCTAGTTTCTTGTTGTGGTGCTGTTAGCACGTCACTGTTACGCACAGCATCATACTTGCAGTGTTCGATGCTGATGATATCGTAGTTGTGGTTACGAACCGGTATGTATGGCTTGTGCGTGGTTGTTGCCCCCGCACTCCACATTGCATAGCCTGGCATAAGCAGGGGTGCACACTGCACTAGTGATCCGTCCTTGTCGATAATGAAGTGAGTCCCGGCTTGTCTACTGCTGTTACGAAAATCGTTCCCGATGTTTACAGCCGATGCATTAGGGCTTGCCGTGCCATGCAGCACAATAAAGTTGACCTGCTTCATGCTGCCGGGTCCAAACGACTTGCTAGTCGCGTCAATATACGTTGCCTCTTTAATAATTCCGTTGGGTTGAAGTGTTAGTGTTTTCAATCCCTTAGTCCCTCCCGTCGTCGTTCAGATCTGCAATCCGTCTGACAACATTTAAGCCGCCCTGATAATTCGATAGCATGGACATAAAGACGCCCAGCGCAATAGCCACCAGCGTTAGTAGTCGTGGGTCAACGTTGACGCCCTCTAGAGCCTGTACGGTCATGACACCTAAGCTACAGAACAACGTAGCGAATACAAACAGCGTTCCTAGCACCCTCACTAGCGGCCCGGATAATAGATCTTTCAATTGCCTTGTTCCCTTCTATGCTGTGTGGCGAGGACGATGGCACGCGCCCCCATACATATAGTGATGAACGTAAACGTGGCACAATAGAGAGCGGTCGTATAACTATGCGCCAGTAGTGTCTGGACTGTCACCAGAAGGCCAAAGCATGCATAGGACAATACGCACATACTTGCAAGTATCATCTGTACACGATACAGCCAAGCGTCAAGACGTAAGTCAGCGTCTATCACAAGCACGCCGCCCCTGATATTCATGACTGTACATACCTTGCGTATCCCCCGGTGATAATAGTGTGTGATGTGAAACTTACCCATCGTATACTTCACCTGTCTCTACTTCGTTGGTCTTCGTCCATTCAACGTCAACGACTGACAGGGGGAATTGCATTGCTAATCTTTGCCCGTACTTATGGCCTGTGTAGAAAACGATTTCTAGCTTCTCTTCCTTGCCTGCCTCGGCCAGGATGGAGTACGCAATCAGTCGATCAACCTTCTCGCCATCTAGGTATACCTCGCTGTTGAATGATCCTAGTCGCCTCAGCAATACGTGCTCTATCATTTCTTTTCCCTTTAGATTATGTGTGCAGTCGATTATTCGTGTAGTCTTAGTGTACCATATCGTAGTGGTGCTGACAAGTGGGGAAAGAAAACGTATTCTTCTGTATCGCTTTGGCGTCCATAGGTCCATGCCACATAGCCCTATTGGAAGTATCGTTCTTACGACGAAGCGCCAATACTTATATATATACTAGTGGGATTGTTGCGGGCAAATAAAAAGGGTACAAATTAATGTACCCTGCGTGGATGTTCTTTTCTTTTTCCTTCGGACCATATCGCTCTCATACGCGAAGTATAACATGATTTCGAGGGTGTGTCAACCCTATTTTTGGGCATTGAAAAGAAGCTGGACTTTTGTACAGTATGATACACTGTATATCATAACTATTAGGCTGGTTGGCTAACTTCTGGCTCGCTTGCTGGCTCTTCAACTTCCGGGGCGCCCGCCTCATTAATGGGTTGTTCGACGACTGGCTGGGCTGGCTGGACATCTTCCTGTACGGGCGCGGCCATCGGTGCACCTAGTGGAAGTGCGAACGTATCGTAGCTATCCCCGCGCAGGAATGTGAAGCTAATCATCTGCCGAGACTCGCGGTCATTCTCAGATGATACAATCGTGTGATCCATGATATCGGACTCTTGGGCATTCTTCGCTGACAAGCTACGGTCAAGCATGTCGCCAAAGTCAGCGTACTGCGCCCGCAGCACTTGTATAAGATCGTTAGTTGGATTTGACATATTCTTTCTCCTGTGCAATAAAAAAGGCAAGCCACGAATAGCCTGCCCTTCTTCTGAATGTGCTACATTGTGTAGCGTTGCGTCGTTACTAGTACGCCTCTGTTGAAACAAGCATACCATAGAAGCGGGCCGTTGTCAACACTGGAATAATAAGTAAGTATCTGCTTACCAATATCCCATTAATTTGTGGAAGGTCTATCGTTCTATCGCGGCCATAATACCATGACCGGAAAAGAAAAGCACTAGTTCAGGGATGCGCTTCTCAGGAACAAGCCCGCACGTCTGAACGGTGCCATCGTTTGAGGCAACGAACATACAGAATGATGCTTGCGTATCCCTGCTTAGTAGCACGCTTGTAACGCCCTCTAGCGATACCTGCCATTTAGCCTTATGCTGGTTCCATAATCCGTACAAGCCTATCGTGTTGTGTCTGTGGTTGTCTCTCAGTATGCCGTTGAGGGTGGGGATAAACAATCCACCCATATCTTCGCGGTCGTTAATCATTGCTTTCCTCGTATTCGTTGTCGCTTGCAAAGTCCAGCCGGTCAAATGTGTACCCGCTTAGGTAGCAATCCCACTTCGCAGCGGACATATAGTCCTCGTGATTGTCGAAGTAGTCCCGTATTGTGCTGGGGCCATCTGATATGATACTATGTAGCA